ATATAAGAAATGCTGAAAAAAGAATACTCTTACCTCCAAAGAAATGTTCGGCTTGTAATGAACTATTTAATCCAAGAGTTAAGTCGCAATTAACCTGTAATCAAACTTGTTACAAAATCCATGTTTCAAACAAACAAAAGAAACACTATTGGAAAGACAAAGACCCCAATAGGGAAATCAAGTGTAAGTTATGTGATAATATGTTTAAGCCTAATACATACGGAAAGTATTGCAGTATCAAATGTCGTAATAAAGCATATTATACTCCCGCCGCTAGAATGTCGTTATTTCTACATAATGGATTATATGGTGTGATTAAGAAAGACGCAAAAAGAAATATATGGACTCACTTTAATTTTACAATTGATGAGTTTAGAGAACGCTTTGAGTCTTTATTTACTAAAGGCATGACTTGGGAAAATATGGGCCTTTGGCATATAGACCACATTAAACCGAAAGCCTCTTTTAACCAAGAGGAATTAGCCGACCCGACAAGTGAAGACTTCAAGAAGTGTTGGGCTTTAGAAAACTTACAGCCTTTATGGGCATTAGATAATATAAAGAAAGGCGCAAAGGAGATGAAAGTATGAAATGTAAAAAACCATTAAAACATAACCCTCAATTTGAAGGAAAGCACCATTGTAAATTATGTGAAGGGGAGAAAAAGATGGAGGAATCAAAATGAAATTAATAGAAAAGTGGGTCATGGAATCAATCAATAGCCTTAGCGTAACATTTACAGTAGAAGAAGTAAGAGATAATATTATCTCCAAAAAAGGAAAAAGTATTATTATTGGAAGCAATACTCAACTCGCATCTTATTGTAGAAGGTATGGTTATAGGGTTGGGCCAATGACATATAGGAGGAAAAGTGCATGAGCAAAATGAATTCGAGAATGAAAGGTTGGATTGATAAAGCAATAATAGGTCAAAAAGAACCCTTTACTGCTAGGCAGATATACGAAAAAATAATGAAAGAAAGACCAAACTCAAACTACATAACAAGTGTTTATTCTGTCGGTTCGTATTTAAGTAGGGTTTGTACAAAACAAAGAGATAAAGATTATAATATATATTGGAGGAAATAACTTGAGAACAAGATTTGTAACAGTTAAAGTGTCATACGACACAGAAGAAACATGGGAAGTTACTTTACAAGAAGTAAAGGAATTATTCCAAATGATGAATAACTTAAAGCGTAATGCTATTATTGTAGAAATTGAAAGAGGTGTCAATAATGATGATGGACAGAACGAATGAGTTATTAGAAGAATTGCTGGCTATGATAGCAAGAAGTAATAAGATATTGATGATGGTAAATATCGTGAACATAGCAACCATTATAACAATAATTACGGTGGTAATATGAACGAATTGAAAGAGATGAAAAAGAAAATTAAGATGCTAGAAGATGAATTGGCCGAATTGTATAAAGACAATAAGGAACTTATTAAGATGTATAAGGCAATTCAAGAATTACAAGAACAACATGACGCACCTGCGGCTAAGTTTACATATTATTTGGGATGATACTAATGTTTATATTAATTAAAATAATAATAAAATTTATTATAAATGACATTCATTCTTGCTATAATGATATGATTATGATGATAGATGATTGTATGGAGGCTCAAAAGTGAAAGTAGTATATGGACACACTGATTCAATCTATGTTCAAATAGATTCAGTAGAAGAAGCGCAAGTAGCAATTAAAGAAATAGAAGCATCTGTAAGAGAACATTTTCCTAATGTAATGCAACTTGAACAACACCCTGTTGTATTAGAATTTGAAAAATATTATTCGGCATTGGGCGTTGGAACGACAAAGAATAGAAATGCAGGTATGATTACTTGGGATGATGGAGAATGGTTAAAAGAACCTAAGTTCACAATGACTGGCTTTACAGCCAAAAGAGTGAGTGAGACTCCTTTTGCTAAAGAGATTCAAACGAGCGCACTTAAACAATGGGTAAATCAAGAACCATTGGGTAGAATAAATATTAGACTATACAACTTATATGCTTCTGTATTGAAAGGCGAAATACCTGTATCTTCTCTAATCAAAAGAAGTCGCCTAAAAAGCGAAAGATTTACCGTTAAGTGCAATGAATGTAATTCTAAGTATGGATTACATGAATGCTTAGACATTAAATGGTGCTTGAAATGCGGAACAGATACAAGTCAATTTGTTACTTTACAAAACAAACGGCCTAGTGTTGGGTCGGGAATTGCAGGGGTTCTGTATGCTAAACAGAAGCATAATATGAGTTTTGACGATTCATATTTGTTTATGAAGGTCAAACATAACGACACCTTCATAAACCCATTAACTAAGGAAGAAAAAGCCGTAGAGTATATGTCCGGTACAACCTATGAAGACTTTAATGATTATGAGCCGGATTGGGAACACTACGCACAACAAGTCTTGAAAAAGGCCGAGCCAATTTATCGAGCGATGGATTGGGATTTATCAAGCATAAGAACAGGAAAATTACAAACAAAATTAGAGGATTGGTTTTAAAATGGAACAAGAAGAAAAATATAATGCGGTGATTTCCGCTATGAGCGAATATACCTATGATTGGAAGCCGGAGAATTATGATGACCCGTCAATGCCGATACTGAAAATAACCAAGTCTTCTCTTGGTTCTTTTGGTTGGTGCAATAAAAAGTATGACTTTTCATACATTCAAAGGTTGCCTCAAGACCAAAGCGAGGCTATGCGTAAAGGAACGGTGCTTCACAATCATAGAGAAGACTTTTTTAATGAGTTTGATATTAAGAAAGTAGATTCAATGACGGCTGATGAAGTGGGAGAATACATAACGGGAATAACACCCATTGATGAATACTATGATATTTCCTTGAACATAGCATCGTTTGAAACAAACCGCTACTTGCAAGCAAGAACAGAAAATAAGACCGATGAATACCTGCCGGTGTGTAACGAAGGAAAGTTTGATGCCGAAATTGTTATACCTAAAGGCCCATACAAGGGTGATGCTTCTCTTAATTACCAACCATTTACATTACAGCGTGATTATAAGATTCATATTCAAGGAATCATTGACAGGATTTTTATGGAAAACGGAGGATATGTTCCGTTTGAGTTCAAAACTGGGCCTTGGAAAGACTACAAGGCCGGTGATATGAGAAAAGAAATGGCGTTTTATCAATTGCTAATTGAGAATGCTGATGATGAAGTATTGATTAAGAATGGTTTACAACCAAATGTACCCGTTACTCATTGGGGTTGGTATTATCCGGTTTCAAACTATGTCTTTGCTCAACCTGTTAAGACTCGTTCTATGACTTCGGTTATGTATGGTATTGCTAAACTTCTTAGAGCATATGAAATGAAGCAGTTTCCGACTAAGTTTTATTATAAGACTTGTTCTTTTTGTAGTTTCTTTGGAATATGCGATGCGGCACAAGAAGATACATGGGTGTGATATTATGGATGATATGCAAAAAATAGCCTTTGATGCAATAACTATTCTATCTCACTTGGGTAAATACGATGAAGATACAATGGGATATGCGAGAGCATTACTAAACAGATATGAAGGTGTGATAAATGAACGACGAGATGATTAAAGTAAAAGTTTTAGCAAGGTCTTGGACATTCTCGGAAATATCTAATCTCAAAAAGACAATAGATATTCTTTGTAGCGAGATATATAACGAGTCTAAACTAAGTGAAAGATTTAACTTAGTTAGAGAAGTTAAAATAAATGAAGGGTTTGTTGGACACACATTTGAAGATGTAATGAGACAGGCTATAAAAATAAAACTATCCGGTGAAATAGCCGGAGTAATTAGAGAAATGCTAGATACAGCAACCGTAGATTTTGGAGGGAATAAAAATGAAATATCCGAGGGAAGTATGGGCGGGAAGCCACATAAAGAACGCACCGCAAATGAAAAGAAGAGTAGTCTCATCGAAGAATGAGTATATTGATTTTGTAAATGCCCAAAACAATAGGACTAATGTATATACAACAGTATATGATTTTGAGCATTTTTCAGAAACTGCGAAGATAGATTCTTCTGTAATATTAGATAGAATTTTTCTTGACTTTGACGCACATGGCGAAAGAATCGAAAAAGCATTTAGAGATGTTAAAATAATAATGGAACTAGTATTAGAACAAGAATTTGAATACACTTTATTTTTCTCAGGGCGTGGATTTCATATGTTTATTTTTGGTGAGATTGTTGAAAGTAAAGATATGAGAAGTATTCAATATTTCTTTAGGGAGATTAAAAAGTATTTAATTTCAAAGGTTGGTGATGACATTACTCTTGATGATAGGGTGGGGCAAAAGACCCGCCTAAGAAGAGTTCCTAATACTGTAAATATGGCTTCTGCTGATAGTAACGGTAATCCTTACTATTGCATCCCTTTGCTAGAAGAAGACCTTTCTAAAGACATAAGCGAAATACTTTCTTTAGCATCAAACATGCGCCTTATCCCCTTCCGTAAGGGTGGTAAAAACAAGGCCAAGTTTCCCGATGCACCCCCCATTGAAGAGGTTGGAGGCGAGGTTTCTGTACCTAAACATACAGGTAAATTACCAATGTTGCCATGTTTGCACAATGCTATTATGGTGGAGAATCCTTCACATATGGCGAGAGCATACCTCGTTTCATGGTATAGAGATTTATTGACACAAAGAAGAAAATTAACAACGACAGAACAAAAGCAACAAGTTTTAGAAATTATAGTAGAAGAAATAAAAACCCTAGTAGAAACTAATGAAGGAATATGGTTAGATTGGAATGAATACGAAACAAGAAAACACGCACGATTTACAGTGTTTGGTAATTATAAGACACCATTCTGTAAGACTGTGCTAATCCCCGATGGGTATTGCGTGGGGAAGTGTTGGCGATACCCAACCTTTTTAGATAAGGAGGACTAATATGTTAATTATAGATAGTAGAGAAAAAGAAGGCTCGAAACTAGTAAAATTAGTTGAGAGTAAGGCGAAAGCACTTAATATCCAAACGGAAAAAAAGTGGCTTGAGATAGGAGATTATGTTTTTGATGATGTTTGTTTTGAAGCGAAATCAACTACTGATTTTTTAGGTTCGGTAATAAATAAAAGACTTTGGACACAAATAGATAATATGGATAGGCACTACAAAACAAATGTAGTTATCATCTATGGCACAATCGAGGAAGCCATATTTAATGTGAAGAAATACTCAAAGGCAAACATACAAGAACCTGCTAGAAGTATTATGTTAAATAATAAATTTCTAGGTGCAATAGGTAGAATTACATTAGACACTGATGTAAAGGCTTTTTGGACTCCAACCGAAGAAGAGGCCTCCTTGATAATTACAGCAATTTGTAAAATGAAACCAATAAAAAGAGATGTTATACGCCCAGAAGTATTCAAGCGTGTAACTACTGATGATTTAAGACTTGATGTTCTCACAAGTATTAAAGGAGTATCTATCAAAAAAGCCAAACTTCTTATTAAAGAGTTTGGTTCAGTGATGGAAATAGGAGAACAAACAGAAGAGGAATTACAGTACCTTGAAGGCATTGGCTTAGTATTAGCCTCTCGCATTCTAAATACTTTAAATTCAGAAAAGAAGGTGAAAATATGAATGATGAATATGATGAAGAATATGAAAATGAAATCTTTGAAGACTATAAACAAGTGAGTGCTGTTTTTAAACAAAGCCTTCCGGCTATTGTTCAACAGTTTCAAATGTCAGCGTCAAATATATCGCACTATAATGAAACACCTGCGGTTATGAGTTTCTTTACAATACTTGGGCAGATATGTAAAGATTTTATCGCAATTCCGTTTGAAGAGGAATATGAAGATACTAGAATACACATGTTACAAATACAAACATCTGGAACAGGTAAAACAGTATTGTCTAATTTTGTTCAGCCTATTGCAAGAAGTGTTTTTGAGAAGATAAATGCGAAGCAAAAACACCCTTTCAACTTGAATGTTGAAGTGCCATTGAAAGACGCAAACGGCAATATTGAAAAAGACGCTGATGGTAATGCTATTATGCACTATGCAAGAAAGCACTTTGATGTATTTTCTGTTCAAGTAGCAACATCAGCCGCACTTGTTGGGCATTATGCACTACAAGACGAAATGGAAACAGACGATAATGGAAACTCTCGATTAACTGGAAAGAAGATTCAAGTTAAAATGAATGGTGCTTTAGAAGGAAGTGGTTTAGCACATTGGGATGAGTTTGAAAGGTCAGGTATTTTTAGTCCTAATTCTCATCAAGTGGATATGGTTGTATTCTTGAATACAATGCTAAACACATTACATGGCGATTCTTGGGTAATGAAAAAGCAATTGAAAGAAGGAGATATTGTTGAGACATTTGGAGAGCGTTCTGTATTGGCTATGACTTACCCACCTACTGAATTAAGTAGAATTATGACAGAAACCGGACTACTACAAAGAATGCTTTGTTATATTCGAGAAGTTCCCGAAGCAATTCAACATAACATACGAAAGAAAAAGATTGCTAAGTTTGGTAAGTTTAAAGACAGGCAAGGCCCAATGGACAAGTTTTCAGATGAGTTTATGAAAATGTATGATTTGGTATTAGAACGATACGAAGAACAGTTGAAAGAAGGCAAATCAGAAATAGAAACTAAATGTAATATGATGACTTATACTGATTCAGCAAACGATGTATTAGATTTAGAATATGAGAACATGGTTGGTTATATTAACGACTGTGGGTTATTCGTAAGAGAGGTAGCAAACTTGTTTATTAACCGATTGTATATCACTACTTCTAAACTAGCAGTATTGTGTTCAATTGCTCAAGCACCTTATATTAAGGATAAATCAAAGATGTTTCATGTTACGGGGCAAAATGTTAGACAGGCAGGGGCCATCACCCGACAATGTTATATGTCATTGGTAGAATGGCTTGAACGAAGCCTAAAGGAGAAGCGGGTAGCCTCTCCGGTCTTCAATTCAAAACCATTCAAAGAAAAATACGAAGAGTTGGCTAAAAAGACAGAAGACGGGTGGGTTAATCGAAAGTTGTATATCTCTCAAATGTGCAAGGTTGTTAAGAAATCTAATGCTCAGGTAAATAGAGATTTTAAAGATAAAGTCCAAATGAATTTTGAACTCAAAAAACAAGGTAGGCAAAACTACATTAAACTAAAGGAAGTGAAAATATGAAATACGAAAATACATATGTCGTCTTTGACATAACAAAAGGGCCTAAAGTAATAATTGAAACCTTAGATACTTATGGTGATGAAGGGTGGGCTTGTGTTGCCATGCTATCAGTAGCAAATACAAACATTGTCGCCTTTTTAAGCCGAAGAATTGGCGGAGAAGAACCCGTTGATGAAGAAAGTGCAAAGATTTCTAAACTTTGGTCTAATGGTTCGTGATGCTATGTCTGTATTAGCATTAGATATTGAGACTAAAAACATGTCTCACGAAATAGGCGGCTTTGGCAATACCCATATGTTTCAAGTATCAACCGTCGCAACTTGGGATGGTAATACAGGAACAGTTTATGTTGATGAACCAGTTGATACTTTTGCTAAAAGCGGTCATATTGTTAAATCATTACAAGAACTAAAATATGATTTAGACGACCACTTTCAAAAGGGCGGTAAATTACTTGGGCATAACATTGTAGCGTTTGATTTGCCTATACTTAGAGACTCTATGGACATTTACTGTATTCACAAGTATTTGAACAACGACCAATACATTGATACAAGTAAGGATTTGCTTAAGGGTCATGGTGAAAGGTTTCAACTTAAAAACTTAGTTAAATGTACTATGGATGACTCGAAGTTAATGGATAGCGCAGATGCACCTAAGTTATGGAAAATGGGTAAGTATGACGAAGTAGTAGAATATTGTATGAAAGACACACAGTTAGTATATAACTTGTGGGGATATGGAAAAGAGAATGGTATTGTAAAAGCATTCTCTATTGAAAAAGAAGAATTTATAGATTTAGGAGTTGATTGGTAATGTCCACAGCAGAATGGTTTGGCCTATTTATTTTCTTGATAGTAGTTTCACTATTATTCTTCGCAGCATTTGGTGGTTCTAATATCACTGAACATAGCGTAGATGAATATATTAAGCGACTGCTTGGAGATAATAACGAAGGCGAGAAAAAATGAGTTTAAAACAAACTTGTAAGTATTGCGGAGAGAAAACTCTTGCGAAGCGTATATTGGGTTTCTATGTTGGGTCTAGCGACCAAAAGAAACTTTGGGAATGTAGAGAGTGTTTTGGTATTTGGAGTGTAACTACAAAGTAAAAAATATTAGGATAGGTTGGCCTTCGGGTCAGCCTGTCCTTTTTTTTTATGGATTTTTTTTTCAAAAACTAAGTTAATAGTTTCTTCATTTTTAATTGAGCGTGTGGTGTAATGGATAGCATTTTGGCCTTCTAAGCCGAAGATACGGGTTCGATTCCTGTCACGCTCGCCAATTAATTGAATAGGTCTTCGGATAAAAACCAAACCATCATAAATCCTACCATAAAACTAATAGCAAAAGCAAAAAATAAAGGAATCATTAACCACACACCTCACACATTAAATAATGAATACTTGTCATAGCAACAGGAAAAGTAACTATTATTATTACTAATAGTGCCTTCGATAACATTTCATTAATATTCATAGTATCACATCAAAAAGTATATCTACAAACTATTGGGCCTGTACCGCTAAGAGCATCAGCATGAACCGGTGCAACAAATAATTTTGTTCCATCGGAGTTCCAATCAAAACCTCCAATAAAAGTAGATGCCGTTGTAGAAAGTTGCCCTATATCATCATTAACGCTCATTGAACGAGCAAATGAAGCAGTTGATACATTAAAACCAGTGCTAAGGTCAAACTCGGCTATTTTAGGATGATTTGCACTTGCCGAAGCAGGATTACCTGCCGAGTTTCTGTAAGAGATAAACATTTTAGTTCCGGCAGGATTGAATCGAATACCAGTATAGTTGGTTATATTGTCGCCGTCATCATCTGTTGTTGAACTCAAATTATTAGTTGTTTTACTACCGGCACTTAAATCCCATGCGGTGTTTAGAGTAAGCGTAATTACTGAACTACCATCTGCTACAAACAATTTAGTTCCTGTGTCGTTAAACGCTAAACCCTGCGCCCCCGAACTATACAAAGAAGAATTGACAGTTTGGGTTGAACCAGTAGTACCAATATCATATGCCGTTGAAAGAGCATAACGCACGATATTAGTAGAAGCATTTGTTCCACCAATATAGATATAATTTCCGCTATCACCAAACACTAATGCTCTACTGCTATTGTTACCTATACTAAGTGTATCATCTGCTGATGAAAAACTAGGAACGGCACTATCATCAAAACTATATGACTTAATAGATGATGCTGAATAAACCGCTAAAAGTAGTTCATCCGGCCCATTTACTAATTCAGTAAGGATAGTACCAGTTACCGAACCAGTGCTTGAAAGTGCAATACCATCTAAAGTATAAGCGGGTGCTGTTGTAGCATTAGCCTTTTGTTCAGCACAAGAACCTGCAATAGCATTATACAAACTCATACCCCCAAAACAACATAATCAGTTCCAGTTGAAATACAAGTAACACCATTACGAGCCGCTACTGCAATATCACTTGTTGCGCCATTCATGTTATCAGTACTAGTTCGTAAAGTAAATCCATTACCATCATTATTAATAATAGTGAAATGAACACCTGCACCTTGATTATCCGGTAGAGTAATAACAATGCTACTTCCTGTAACAAAAATGTATTTACCTGCGTGAGTGGCTTCGGATAAAGTAGTCGAAGCGGTTAAAGCAACAACAGGTAGTCTTCTTGCGAGAAGGGTTTTAGTTGTTGCTACTACTAAATTATCATCTAAAGTAGTAACTCCTGTTACATCTAATGTTCCTGCAATATCTATATTGTTTGCCAGTTTAGCACCTGTAACTGCATCATCCGCAATTTTTGCTGTGGCTATTCCACCGTCTTTAACCCGTATGGTATCGCTATTTGTTTCAATAGTAGAATCATCTACATTAACTGCTATTACTGCACTTGAAGCAGTAAGGCCATCACCTGCGAATAAAGTCGCAATATCATCAATTGACTCTTTATGTATGCCATTATCTCCGCTGTCATTAAATGCTATTGTATCTCCACTTGCTATTGCTTCTGCCGCTAAATTGTTTATATCTAAACTTAGGCTTGGTGTTCCAGTTGTAGCACCACCCGCCAAACCACTATTAGAAGCAGTTGTAATTCCTTCAATATCACCACCACCACCACCACTTGCGGCAATAGTAACAGCACCCGCATTTTCAGTTATTGTAACATTAGAACCGGCAGTAAAAGCCAATGTTTCAGTAGCACCTAAAGTATTTCCACCCGCAGTAATAGTTCTAAATGTATTATCATTTGCTGTCATATCATCTACAACAAAATTAATTCTACCATTAGTGTCGTCATAAGTAACCCCTATTCTTGTTTCAGTTCCAACCAACATTCCACCTACAATGTCTTGTACTGCTTCGGTAGTTATTTGAGTATCAGTAGTATATCCTTTTCCTATAATATGGTCGTCAATTGCAGCAGAAGTCATAACAGAAGTATCATTGTCTGCAAATGAACCAGTGCTTTTTTGTACGCTACCCCCGGCAAATTCAGCGATTGTAATATCTAAGACATTTAATGTAACATCACCAGTTGTTCCTCCACCACTTAATCCTGTTCCAGCAACTACTGATGTAATATCTCCCTGTGGGGCTAATGCGGCAATAGAAGAAGCAGTAACAGTTTTAATAACATCGGATGAGCCAGTATCTTGAATTAAAACTTTATCTGCACCTGCAACAGTAGCCGTACCTATGCCGGAAATGAATAAACCATCGCTAGTTCCAGTAATTGCACCTGCTTCAGTATAGGCATTTGAGTTTTCATAAGCAATACTCACACTGTTTTCTGTTTTACTTGTTGTAAAATATTGAACCATTCTAGTAGATGTTGAAGTAGCATCATCAGCAGAACCCCCTACTATTTTAATTATAGCAATAGGAACATCTCCATCAACAAATGCAGGAATAGCGTTAGTGGTATTATTTGCGCCTCTTAATACCATAGTATCGTTACTTCCTCCACCGTCAATTGCTACAAGCATTAAATATACATCAGTAGTAACGGGGGTTATATCTACTGCCCCAGTTCCAGAATTATATGAAGTATTCATTTCAGTTGCAGATAACGCATTGACAGTGTGTAATTTATTATCTCTATATACTTTACCTGCGGTAACAGCAATAGTTGTAAAATTATTAGCAGTAGAAAAAGTAATATTAAAATCTGTTGCAGTTTTAACAGCGTAATTTCCTCTATTGGCTTGGCTAAGTATTTTTATTAATCCTGAATGGGGATAATCTGTTGAGTCGGTAATTTGAGTTGAAGGCGTTCCAGAAAGGGTACTATAAAAGTGTGGATTATTCATATTATTCTACCTCCATAATAAAAAAGAGTTCTAAATTTTCTGTTGTTGAAAAAGGCCCTAGTCCATCAAAATTATGTCGGACTAATAAATTACCTGCTGAATCAAATATCCCTGCTTCTCTAATAACTGAATTTGACATCCCTGAAGCATTTCCAGAAATACTTAAGTGGACTTCTATTACATTTTCATCTGATACAGTAGCCGAAAAAGAAACACTTGTTCCTAAATCTACATCTAATCCTGTTTGGGTAGAATATGTTGAGTTACCACCCAAGCCTATTTTACCATTATTGGCTAAACTACTTTGTATATGAGTTGCGATTAATTGTTTCATTTTGTCAGTTATCAAAATTCTTCCTCCAATAGAGTTGTTGTTGTGCCGCCCGCCCCTACAAACCCAAGTGTGTAAGTACTTGTATTTAAAGGCCCGCCAAATCCTAATTTAGTGCCATCTATTGATGACCGCTTTTGAGCCACAAACTTAATTAATTTAAGATTAATGTCATCTAGGAAACTTAATTCTATGTTATCTGGAATTTCTTCGGAATTCTCTTCTTCTATCTGTTGTTGTTTAATTTGTATTTCAGCAAACCTATCTTCTAATTGCTTACTATATCTGCCTAATTCTAAAGTTATCATTCCTCTCATACTGTGAGTTATTTGAAGTACTAAAAATTCAGAAAATTCAATATTTTCTTTGGGAAAATCTAATGTAACAATATCTCCTGCCCTTAGTTGTCCTAATCCTTTGTGTCCAACCTGTACACTGACTTTAAAGTTAAACTTGCCATGCAATTTTAATAATTCACTTGCTCTAGAATTAACTTCTTCTTGAGTAACAAGTTGCCTATCTGTTTCTCTCAATGATTTTACTCCTACTTTCTTGACGCTTCTAAGGTCTTTTCTTGTTCCTTTGTGGCTTTTACCTACTACTGTAACTGTATTAGCAAAACTATACATAGTTTTTAATTTTTGAATTCTAAATATATCTATATTGGTGTTTCTTGTTCCTATAATAAGACTTGGGAAGTTTGAAACAGTATTCTTATCTACAATGGTTAAAGTACCATTGACCTCTAATAGTGATTTATTTTTCTTACTCATAATAAACTTAATTGCTTGGAATAAATTAACACCCTTAAAGTTTGGTGCTAAGAAGAAAGGATAATCTGCATTCTTACTTAGAGAAAAATCAATATTATTTTCTTGTAGCATTTCTTCTATTAAATCATCTGCTTCTCTACAAATAGTAACTTCCGAACCTATTATTGCTCTTTTAGCAGAAGAACTTACATCCCCTTCTACCTTTAGTTCAATTAGTTCAGAAAAAGAAGGTATGCCTAACATTGTTTCTTGTTCGGAAATAGACATATAATATCCAATGCTTGTACTGTCTTTGGTAAAAGTAACACCAGTAACATTAAAGTTTTCCCCATCAGCAATACATAAAGTTTCTTTAGATGATTTATCATCCTTTATATTCCAAATAGCATCTAATTTATCAGGTGTTCTTATTACCACATGGTCGGAAGAAGAAACATCATTAGGGTCAGCAATAACATACATAGATAATACTGCTTCTCCTTCACCCGCTAATGTTCTTTTACCCGAACCTCCATTAACAAAGTAACTGTTTGGACTATCATACATAGAATTAGAATAAGGTTTCTTAGTATATCGAGAAGACATTTCGTTAAGTTTAATATCGCTTGGGCTAAAATCATACAGGCAAGTATGGTTTGGTTGTAATATTCTATAAAAAGTATCTGCGGCTACTAATGTATCATCAAGCGTAAGTATGTGAGTTTTAGTATTATTAGAAATATCTAATTCATGGGAAATAACATATAATAGTTTGTCCGGTGTCATACCGTTCAAACTTTCCCCATCTGAATGTGTACCTAAAGAAATAGTGTCGGAATCATTTTGTAAGTATTTTCCGTTTTCTGGGGCTAAATAACACCCAGTCAAATCAACAAAATCTAAAAAGGGTTGGTTGTTTGTTTCTATTGATACTCTTACAATAGTAGTATTATTTGGCCCTTTATCAGTTCCCATCAAATCATTAGTATTGTGTATTTTAAGTAGTGGCTTAAATCCAAAAATTACTCCATCAGCGTCAGTTGCTAAATTACTTCTAACCGTACCGGTATCTTTTAGACTAGCATATACACCATTTAATGCAATTCCATATAATGAAAATTCGTCTTCTACTGTTCTATGGCTAATTCCGTTTATTCTTGGGCAACACATTCCAGTATCAGCATTGGCTGTTGTTCCATCTTCTATATTAAATCTATCGAAAATAACAGGCATAAAATTAGTATAAGTTAATTCTCCGGTTGTATAGCCACTTGCCCCAAAATTATTTCCTTCGTTTAATCCTCTTAAGAAACCAGCCCTTAATCTTTCTAAAACTAAAGACGGTTGCCCACCACCTGCCCCTTTTGCTGCCTTTGAGTCAGAGTCAATATCAATAGGTAGCCATAGATTAGGTTGCCTCGAATTGTTGTTTATTGTTCCCGCTAATGTATTGTTACTATATTTGGTATAAAAATCACTACCTGATTTACCGTATGTATTAGTGGTAACATCTGTCATTATTGCACTTTTTAATAGGTGAATATCTTCATCAAAATTAATAAATGTGTCTTGTTTTCCGTGTCCTTTTATTGGCCCAACTCCACCATCGGCATTAGTTAATTGCTCAACAGGAATAAAATATAATTGCGTATCTGTTCCCGAAGAAGCAACATAATGTTGTGCTACATTACTAGTATCTCTATATGTTTTAAATATTGCACTATCACAAGTAATGTCAGTGGTAGAGACACTAGAAACAATTCCCATAAACCTACCTGCTCCATCTACTATGACATCATTTGCCGAAAGATTATCGGGAGAAATACTACATCGTATAACATTAGAGGAAGGTATAGAACGAGCATAAACTGGATTTGTATTATTCGTAACGCTACTTTTTCCATGAACAGCATATTGAAAACTAGGCACTACTCTTTTTCTACTTGGTGGGTTTTCAGGGTCAAATTGATTAAATGCAAAATCATAGACAACTTCAGTTAATCTCATTAAAGAAAAATTAGTAAAGGTAGTATTTTCCGAACCTACTGATTTACTAGATGATTTTATTTTAGCAAAAGTGTGAGAAGAATCATTAGAAGATATTCTTGTAGTTTCACCTAAAACATTAGTTTTAGTATCAAATGAATCCGTTATGATAGGTTCATCAATTAACATTATGCTATACTCACTTAAATCCCTAGTATTATTTGGATTAAATAGACTGTCTATTCTACTTCCAGAATAAGGTAACAAATCACAATTAGAAAATAAAAACATTCTAGATACTTTAGGGTCTTTATTGTCTAAAACATCTTCAGCGATATAAGGGCTTCTACCTAAAGAGGTATCTGAGTATAATGTTGGATTTGGGGGAATATAAATACTATCAGTAGCAGTACTTATACCTTTACTAAATCTGACTTCGTTTAAATATCTTGAGCCTAAAACCGAATCAAATCCCCTAGATTCGATTAAAGTATGCCCTTCTGAATTAGAGCCTGAATCAGTAAAGTTTGGCATTGTTGCCCCTACTCCAATAATATTATCATTTAATATTCCATCAACATAAAATCCCGGATTAAACCTATATGCAGTAGAATAGTATTTCACTTTACTTAATTTTTCACCATAAAAATTATATTCTTCCGACTCAGTAAATCCTGTAATGCTTGAATTCACTAAATTAAAATTACCTTTTTCTATACTAATTAGCCTATAGTATGGACTACCAAACTTGTGAGCATAAGAAGACTTACCTAAATCACTATCATAACTCAATGGATAGTCAAAAACGCTTAATGTATTATCTGAAACTATGTTAGTATCAGGAGTATTAGCAGCACCGATTGTTGGGTGAAGTAATGCGACCATTTTTCCTGTATGTAAATGACCTGCATTCAAAAAGTTCAATTCGTGAGTTTTTTTAGATGATTCCCTAGTAGTTTCATCAACATTTAATATTGTTACTTCTGAATCTGCCGCTACATTTTTTATTTTTCTATCTAAATATAATGTAGTATAAGTGCCGCTATTAGAAGCACCAACAAAAAATCCAGCAAATGTTCCATCTACATAAATTGGACTTCCATAGTGCCTTCTTTGAGTATCTATTCCACCTAAAGCAACATGATAGCCACTTAAACTAGATGTTAATGAATTTTGAGGTGTTGAGCCAATAGCATTACAAGTCATTAAAATAGCAGTAGATATGTTAGTATCTAGTTGATTAGCGTAATTTATATCTACTCTACCTAAAGTCAAAGGAACATAAGGTGCTATTATAACGCTAGTATCAAATTTATTTCTTTTTATGCTAATTACAGTAAAATCAATAAGAGTATTGATTGTATCGAAGTCTGCATGGGTGGTGTGAGTAATGTTATCTAATCTAGCCTGAAATGCTGAATCGCTTTTCATTTTAGTTGCAGAACTTAGGTAGTACCCTCTCGCTTCTAAATTAGTTGATAAAGAAGTAGAAACCAAAGAAGATGATTCGCTACCATCTTGCGCTGCTCCTGTTCCTAATCCAGCAACTCTTATATCTTTACCACTATTAAAATATAATCCTTTATTTGAAACTCCGTCTAAACTTGATGTAGACTCGACTAATGAATTTGAGGCTAACGCTTTATTCATTATATAGTTTTTACTGGATGACTTGTATAAAGTTACAGTTCCTTCTGTTCTTGGAAATTCTCCTATTACTACTGTGTTTGCAGAAGAAGTAGCAACTGTGGTTTTACCAATATAAGAAAGCATACCATTATCATATTTACCAAATAATATAGTACCTGCCGGTATAGTTGCAGTAGCAGCATTTGTTATATCCGCTGCTGTTTTTAGATTAATTGTTTTACTAGAAGCATCAAATGTTATTACCGCTTTTATTTCGTTATCGGAAGTGTCTAAAAGAGTAGCCAAATTATTATATGGGCTATTGCTAGAATAAATAACATCTTTAGTAAATAAAGTATTTTTATCAACAATATTAGAAACAAGAATTCTTGATTTGCTGTTGGCAACAATTTTCATAACATTAGTATTAGATTCTATATCGTTTTCTGTACTTTCTATTTCTCCATTTAATTTTTCTATTTCAATAGAATAAGCACCTATTGCTGAACGGAGAGCATTATTAAAACTATACGAAGAATTATTAAAATCAAGCGTCAAAAGTTTTTTATTAGCATCCGAAGAAATAACCTTTGCTTCAAGAGATTCTAAATTAGCATTACCCAATGATACATATAGCACTGACTCTCTACCGTCTATGATTGGATAATCAGTAAGTAGTGTCTTATCAGTTTGATTATATGCCCTGCGGTAAATAATATCATTTACAGATAAACTGTATGAAGTTGTTGTAAATGCAGATTCTTTTTCTAATCTTGTAAAGTCTTCAAATGTTATATCTTGAGAAAATGCAGAATAAGAATCTATTGTTTTAACTATAAGTATTCTATCACCTACCTTTACTTCATCCCCCACATTTAAGAAAGAAGAAACATCAAATTCAGTTCTAAGAGTATATTCTGGGTGAGAAGTAATATCTGTAATTTTAAGAGGTAAAGGCATCCAACCGAAAAAGTCTGCCCTGTGTACTTGGTGTCTAATTTTTATTGGAGAAAAGTCTCCTATTTTTGTACTTAACATTCTTGAAGAATCAATTATAGTAAGTTCTGCATATCCTCCCCTTGCTCCTATGGATTCTTCAATAAAACAATCAATAGTATTTTCTGTGGAGTTTGAAATAGTGGGCGAATAATCATAATATAAATATCTTTTAGGGCCAGTATAGTCAGGTGTAGAAAAGTTTGCACTATCGGATTCTACATCTTCTCCTTCGGAATCTCTCCTAGCGTTAATAAAAGCAGAATCTCTAACAAATGGATTAAATGTATCTGGAGTAACACCTTCATTACTTGTGTGGGTTAATGGGCTATCTTGGTCTTTTAATCTATCAATTAATTGAACCACCATAGAAAACCTACTATTGTCTATTACACTTGTACCAAATTCGGGAATTGTTGTAAAGTAACTATCTGAAGAAATAGTTGCAGAAGTAGTGCCAGTATTAAATTTAATTGCATATTTTTCATTGTGATTTAGTTGATTTTTTTCAGTTAAATGTTCATTAAAGAAATAAAACAAAGGTCTAGCACAGATTAGAGAATCATTTAACGATGATTTTATTCCTGCCGAAATAGCATGTGGGTAAATGTATGTATTTTTTGGGAAAGAATAAAGTTTAAATTTAACTCCAATTGGTATTTCATTACCTAATTTTGGCTCAAAGTCAAAAGAATCTCCCAATGAATCATCACTATGTACTTCTGTAATTCTAGCAAAATGATGTTTTAAATAATTGTCCGAGTGAATAAGTACAAAATAATAATTATCAGTATTATTATTTACTTCATCTCTTTGAGTTGTACTAAAATTAAATCCAGTACTAGAATCATCACTATGGCATTTTATTCTAAATCCACTTGTGGTTTCTAAGTTTGATAGTTGTTGCCCCAATATAAGAGTAGCATTAGTATTTGTTGACAATGCACCATTATTAGTATTTATTATAGTAGAAGAAATTATTCTATTAATAATAGTATTATCTGGAAAATTGTTAGCAGTAGTCTGAATAGACTGACCTATGAACATTCCCGAACTAGAACTTACAGTAACAGTATGTCCACCATCCACAGTAGTTTGAAAACTAGCCCCACTTAATGTAGTAACATTTAATGCAGTAAAAGTAGGTTGGAGTTCAGTATTGAAAGAATTAGGATAAATAGCAGTAAAGTTATCATTTAAAGTAGCGGCTTCAATTACTTTAAATTTAGGATTAGTTGGGCAATTATAGGCTACTTTCTCAAAAGTCCTAGTTGTGGTGCTTGAATCACTAGCACTAGCACTAAGCGTAACTGTTGTTGAAGTTGCTATTGCTGTAATTCTAGTTAATGCGGGGATTCCATCACCTGACACTATCATACCTACCCAAAGTTTACTAACATTATCGGAACTTAATGTTAATGTAGTGCTACCAGCAGTTGTACTAGAAAGAGTCAAAGTTGAAGGACTTCGAGAAATAGCCAGTATTTTTGTCATATGTCTATCTCCTCAAATCTTAAAAATAGTAAAGTATCATCATAACTAGGTAATAAATTTCTAATATTAAAAGTTTTTCTAGTTATATTAGTAATACTTAATTCGTGAAGCACTCCCATAAATTGTTTATTTGTAGTTGTACTGCCTTCCCCAACAGCACCACCAGTTGCTCCAATATAAATATCGCTATCACCAAAAGAAAAAGAACCTGTTCCAGAAATAGAATTAGAAGCACTTTCACTACTATCATATAGTATTAGTTTGTTTCCATTCAAATACACATTTAGTGTTTTATTTGAAGAGTTGAAAGAACAACCTATGTGAAATTGTTGGTTTATGTAAGACGCATCACGCTCAACGGGGAGGTATAGGTCAGTTGTCGTACTGCTAATTGTTGAACCATACGACCCACCAGTTACCGTTAAAGTGCTTGAGCCGGTAGCGGTCACTCGACCCAAAAGAACAAAAGCATCCCCACTTTTGATATATACTAATTCACCAATTGCTATTTTTTTAGTACCATTAGTTGCCACAGTAGATATTGTACTGCCACTAAAATTACTAAAGGTAGTAATTTTCTTATATTGCACCATTCCGTTTGTGTCAAATCCAGTCTTGTTATCAACGCTTGTATAAAAAAATTGGTTTCCGCTATTTGATTTAATTATATGTCCAGATGTCAATGTGGTAGTAGTGCCACCTATTGTTATTGCTGCTTTAATTTTATATTCAGCAGGTTGATTTACATTTGTGAATGTGCTATTTAACAAAGATAGGCTTATACCACTACTGTTAAAAATCATCATTTCGTGACTAATTCTATCAGCGTTTGTTAAATACTTAGACGATTGATAATTTGATTGCGTAACAGAAGTTCCCGCTACATCTACTGTTGGCGGAGATGGCATTACTTTTTTAGAATAGGGCTTAACAAAAAATACTCTTTGGTTTGTTTGAGTTGAACTAACTAAGTTTACTCTAGAAATAGTTATTCTTGTACTGCTTGTTATTTCAGTAATTAAAGTTTCATCAGAAAAATCTCCAGAATGTACTACTCTCATACCAACAGAAAGTCCCGAAGTAGAAGTCATATCCAATATATTTCGATTGCTTGTTCCGTAAGTGCATTCTTTAATTATTTCGCTAGGTCTATCTTTACCATCAAACAGTTCACTTCTAGTTGTCCTACCATCTCCATTAATGTCAAAGGGTGTTATTATAGTTTCTAATGTGAAAGAATTCTCATGTGAAAATATACCATAACCTATATCATATGTAGAGTTTGGAACATTGTCACTATAATCAATTTTAAGATGACCGTTGCACATAACAGGGAATACTAGCCCTCTTTGTTTTCCGGTCAATATTTTATACATATTATCAACTCAAGGGAATACTCTAGCAATATCAAAATCCATAGTAAAGGTTAAATCGAAAGACTCCGCTTCAAAATTACAAGTAAAACTTCTAATAAATCCGACCAAGCCTTCATCAGTGGAACTATCAGGGAATTGATTTAATGGTAGTGGCACTAATTCATTTTCAAGTAAATTAGCACCACCTCTCGAATGAAAAGTTAATGGAACTAAAACTCCCGTATCTCTATTATTTACATCTACTCCACTTCTAGTTTCATAGTCATTACCTACAAATGAAGGCATTAGAATAACTAATTCTGCAACTGCTTGATTTCTTGCAAGACTAGTAGAATCTACCGAAGAAGCAATCATTTGTGCGACTTCATGGGCTGTAAATGTTCTAGAAGTTGCTACACCGGCAATAGTTTTTTTAATAACTGTGTCGGTTATTGTTCCTCCTAAATTAATACTTTTAGTACCCAATGCTAAATCCAACGCTACTCTTTCTGATTCACCTGTAATAAAAGTAGTAAAAGGTACAGGTAATGAAGGTATGTCTTTTGACACACTTATTCCTACGGTATTCACCTTTAGCGGTATAGTATCTAAAGATAAGTCAGTACCGGAAAAGTTTTGTGTTTTAAGATATACATATGTCACTCTATCACCTCAAATTAAATTACCAAATGGCATTTGCCGATTAAGTTTATTACCAATCATCTTTCCTAATTGTTGTGCTACTCTTCTCATTTCGGCATCGGAAGTGTCTTTAGCGTTAATAGTAATATTAAAAATGTTGGTGCTTCCACCCATCATTCTCTTAGATTGTGAATTAGAATAGATTTTAGAACCTGCATTTAATTGTAGTAATTCCGGCCCTTGTTCTCCAACGAGAGACAATCCACCATGAGAAGTTCCTCCTTTGGCAAATCTTCCTTTAATTCCTAGTGTTCCGAATACTCCTTCATTTTCTAAAGAATCTCTAAATTTGTTATACCTATCTCTTGTTTTCTTTGAAGGGCTTAAGAAGTCTCTTATCGAAGTAGCCAAAGTAATTAACTTTCCACCTGCGGCTTCTATTCCGGCCAAGAGTTTTTCTTTATTCATTTCTATACTTAATGATTGCCGGACTGCATCAAGCATTTCTCTAAAACCAAATATTATATCATCTTTAGTTTTTATCAAAAAGTTAATGGAATCATTATATATTGTTTCAGCATAATGTTGTAGTCCGTAAAAGAAATTATTTATGTAGTCTTCTACATTTTGGAATTTTTCATCAAAATTATCATTTAACCAATAACCTACTGTAAATAAGGCCGCTAATACTGCAACACCAATTAGTATAGGTAATGCTGCGGCAGCAGCGAGAGATAGTGCTAAACCAATTAAAAATTGTATTACTATCAAAGCAACTACAACAAGAGCAACCTTCATAAGAATATCAGTTACTCTTCTTCTAAATTCGGGGTCTTTATAGAACTTATATGCGGCATCCATCAATAAATCAAATCCTGCAACCATCGCTAAGAATCCTGCTTCTAATAAAATCTTTCCGGTTTTAATAAGAACAGCAATTCCTTTATCTACAAATTTTCCGGCATAATCTAATGCTTTTTCATAGTCTCCATTTAGGAAAGCAGAAACCATTTTCCAACCAACTTTAAGCCAATCGAACACCATAATACCTAATACTTTAATGTCATCAATTACACCAAACTCTTCCAAAATCTCATAGTATCTTTTCAAGTAGATTAATATAACAAAGAATGCTGCTATTGCCAACATTGACATAACTAAGTATTTAAATACCATAGACATGATAGGTTGAAGGCTCATTGTAAACTTTCGCATTTTTGCTCTAAACTTAATTGCACCAGTAGAAAAAGGATTGAAGGCAGTATAGATTAATTTAGTGGATTTAGTAACTAGTAGTAGCGGTGCTAAAAGCATCTTTGCGCTTTTTAAGTTATCAGTTACTCCTTTTGCATTTGCTCTTGCCGCATCTTTTCTTACTGCTCTACCTACTTTCAACTGGTCTTTCTTTTGAGAAAATCTTTCACTAAGACCGCCAGTAATTGAAGCCATTCTTTTACCAAAAAAACCTTTACCTTTTTCTTCGGCTTTTACTCTCGCTAGTTTTTTTGCTTCTTTTACTCTATTACTATCAAAAGCATACGCCATTTTTGCATTCTTTTTAAGTGCTAATCTTTCTTCATCTAAGAGTTTATTTCTTTCATGGAAAAATTTTATAGAACGCTGCATGGCTCTTTCTTCATCACCAGTTGCTAATAAAACCTTTTGATAAGCAGCCGTATTAGTTAATGCTTCTTTTGTTTCCTCACTAACTTCACTTGTTAATTTAGCAATATCAGCAAGTCTTTTACTACGGTTTGCTATAATTTTATTATTGGCTTCTGTTTCTTTATTTAATTTTTTTATGAGTTTAGCATGCATTTTTGTAGAAATGGTACTTTTACCCGTAGCAGCATTTACTCTAAGTAAATCATCATTATATGAATTTGCCAATGTTAAATTTTTTAAATTTTGGGCTTCTGCTTTTTTCTTTTCTGCTGTCAATTGTGCTGTCAATTTCTTGTCTTCAACACCATACTTAATTAAATTTTTAGAATTAGCATATATAGATTTCATTTGTTTATCTACTTTATCATAGCCTTTTATTTTTTTTAATAACGCTGCGGATTCTTCCTCATGTGCCTTAGCATTTGCGTTTGAGCGATTTTCAAAACCAGCCAAAATAGAAAGATATGCTCTTATTTTGTTTTGTGTACTCCATAAAGGAGTACCTGAAACTAAACGACTAAATGTAGTCCAAGCCTTACCTGCGCCTTCTGTACTTGCAGCAGCAGAAGTAAGAGTTTTAGTTAATCCCTTAAACTCAATACCTGCTTTAATTGTTCCAGTCCTTAGAGTATCTAGGGAATCAATAACATCTTGAGCCATACTATCTACTCCTACTTTTTCTCTCCATGTCTTTTTGCATTTTTTCCATTTCTTCGGATTTTAGCGTTTCAAAGGTCATATGAACTTGTAGTAAATCTTTAACTAGATATACTGGCATTTTGTATATTTCTAATGGGCTTATTGCTAATGCTTTAGATAAAGTATAAACAGTAATTAGAGACATTATATCAGGGGTAGTTTCTTTACCCTTCATGCAATCTCTTATTCTTCGTTTTTTTCTTCATCCTCCTGCATCATCGCCATTGGATTAGGCAGGATTTCTTTTAGTTGATTCCCGACATATGGGCTTATTCTAAGCATATCGAGAGTTGAAAGTGATGGTTCAGTCTTTTCAATAAAGTTTTCAATCATGTATCTATACATGGCTTGTAAGTCAATATCAAAAGACTGGGTTCTTTGGTCTATCTTCATTACTGAATTAAGTGCTTTCTCGGCTTCAAGCCAAGTCGGTTCTTTAATCCAGACTTTTAAATATTCATCTGATTCGGGAGACACTCTAATAAAATGTTCCTTCGCTGCTACAAGTGCAAATAAAGCACTCTTATCTGTTACAATTTTCTTATTATTTAACATATTATCCACCTTCAAAAACCAACAAACAAACAAACGGTGTGTTGGTGGAATATGATTACTCTAATTTAGAATCCTTTTTTGGAGTCTCCTTTGGAGTATCTTTCTTAACTGGCTTCTTTTTCTTAGAAGCCTTTTCTATTTTCGCTCTTTCAGCCAAATACTTATCTCGATAAGAAGCCATCTGAAATCACCCCTGTAATACCCAATGGGTAGTTGTAGTGCAATTGGTTAATGTTCTTGGCATAAGAGTTGCTTCTACCGTAACTGCACCCTTATCTTCGGGAACAGTCCATGTATTAGCACTTGTAAAGTAATCATCAAAAGCAAGTGTAAATGATTCTCCACTATCCTTAGTAAAGACTAAATCAATAGATTGGGAAGTATCATTATTTTCATCTTGGCTTAATAATTCAGTAAATAGTGTATCATCTGTAACTAAAGCAGTAATAGCAATCTCATAGGTTCGCTGTGCAGGAATACCGTCTTTGATACTTTTATTACCAACACCTAAGAATCGCTTATCCTGTAAATTGTTGTTAATAGTTAAAGTAAAGTTTGTAATCTTTAAAAACTGTTGTCCATAAACACTCATTGTTCCATCCGAGAAAAAGAATGGTTCTAAATGAGTTGGTTCAGCAGTAAAATTAAATAGGCTAGAATTAGCACTTTGTCCACCTCTTGATTCATAGCCGGTGCTTGGACTCGCTAATGCTTGAGGAATTGGGGTAACTGCTCTAGTATTCAAATCTAAAGTCATTTTAATTTCTTCATTTTCATTAGCCGTCATTGTTAATGTATTAACTCTATTTCCTCTTGCTACACGAACAAAGTTAATATCTTCGGAAGCAGCATCATTATCAGATAAAAAGTTATTTGTTACATCTTTTGTTAATGAATATTCTAAAGCAAAAGATGGCAAATGTGCGCCATTTGTTTCTTCAAACTTATATGTAATATATTGTCCAGTTGCAGCAACCGGATAAGAAGCAGAATCGAAGTTTGTTTCCGGTGCAGATTCAACAAGTGGGTTGATAGGAGGAACAATATGAACAGAAGGTGTGCTACCATCACCAACAGGATTTACTCTATGAATGAATGGGCCTTCATCAATATGGGAAGTATTGCTTGTTCCGTGAAAATATAATTTATGTGCGGCTGTTCCGGTGTGGTAATTAGTTGGGTGTTCAGAATCCGAAGTGCCTCCACCAAAACTCAATTGAGTACATTTACCTAAAGCGTAATAAAGCCAAGTTACCTGATTACATACTAATGCAAGGTTTCCTCCCGAAGCAGTTTCAATGCCCTTATATTGATGAGTAAAGTTTCTTGTTCCTCCAAGAGAAAGATTTAATTGTTTCATTTCAACTTCAATGTTTGGGAAAGAAGCAGTTTCGACTAAACCTAACCAATTATCAGCATGTAGTCTTGTTTTTCCTGTTCCGTCGTCATCGGAATCGGGTGCAGGACAAGGTGCGCCATATGCTCGCAATACGAAAGAATCATCTGCAATAACCACAGCACTACCAGTAGCAGGTGTAATAGTGAAAGTATCATGGTCGTTTGTAGTAATAATGTGAGAAGAAGTATATACTCCGTTATCATACCAATCTAAAGAACAACCAACATACATATCAGGCACTAATTGAAATTGTGCTAATGTTGATTGTAAAAATTGAATTGCTGTCGTGCTTGTAGTGGCGGGTTGAAAATAAAAGTCCACTTCTGGAACTAAAGTCATTGATGCGCCGCTTCCTAAAAATATACTGTTATCTACCATGTTATCCTCTCCTTTCCTTTACAAACTTACTAAGGGAGTGTTAATGCGAATCTTTTTGCTTCTATTGTTAATTTATAGCCGAATAAACGCTTACTACGGTCATTACTTTCACTTCTTGAACCTACGAATAATTGGTTAAACTTTGACCCATCACTCGCTGTATATCCGGTTCGGCTACGCTCAAGTGCATGACGGGCGACCAAGTATAAAGCCCTTAGCCTATCTCTCCCGAAATTGGCATCTGTTCCTGCTCTTTCATCGTGAATTGTCCGTATGTGCATAGTAAATGAGTATGTTTCATTTCTAACATCAAAATTAATAGTAGGATATTCAAGGTTTTGAGAGTCTTCAAAAAAGATAATGACATCTTTTGCAGTTAAATCGTAACGAACACCTTTATTCTTTTGTAAGGTTCTTACATCAACAAAGTTAGGAATAGCCACATGGTCGGCTGTAATCGTTCCTGCTTGCTGTAAAGTAGTAGCGGAAGAAGCCCAATTACTACTTACTAAATCTATAAGAAGGCTGACTTCATCCATTCATCCACCTCGTTTTTAAGTGTTTTATTATATGCTTTAATGAAATTTTCTTCTGCATATTGCATTACTTCTTCATCACTTAAAGATATATCAATGCCTAAAATTTCAGATAGTTCTTGAGTTGCTTTTTGTCTTTCTTGTTGGATTTTTAAATACTTTTTAAACTCGCTTATTTGAAGTAAGGCTAAGGTATTGTCCATATTATCATCCTTGAGTAACTGGTTTATTTGGATTTTTTCGGGCTTCCTCTAATTGATATTCTCTTTTTTGTTCCGGTGTCATCATTCTCATCATTTCTTGTCTTGTTCTATCAACTATTGCTTGATTTTTGCCCTGTCGTTTAATGTTTTTTGCTTCTTTTCTTCTTTGAAGTGTAGCCTTAACTCTATCACTAAGTTTTTTCTTTTGTTGGGCATTTGCCGGTTGTTGTGGTTTTTTGTAACCTTGTAGTGTTCGTCGTTGTGGTGGTGGTGGTGTTTGTTGTTGTTGTTGAATATTAGCAGGTAATGGAGTTGATTGAGTAGTAGCAACATTATTTACACCTGCTGGTAATTTTGGAGGCTGTTGAGAAGGTAATTTCTTTTTAGGTGGTGGCGGTGGTGGTGGTGATTGTTCTGGTAGTGGTACTTGATTTGGTTTTTGTTTGGCAGCAGCAATAGCAGCATTTAATTTATCTTCAGTTAATTGTCCTGTTATCTTCATGTGTGCATTTGGGTCAGCAGTTACTTTGTAAAGTTCCCTAATCAAACCTTCCATGTTTTTTACTCTTGTTTGTTTTATTAAATCAAACCAATCCATTTCATTCACCTTCAATCAATTAAGAAAACCAAGTCGGCCTTGCCCTTGAGTATATCATCTGCTTCCTTCTTGAGTATATCATACTTTTCCTTCGTTGAAATATTACTACCCGTTTCAGCGATTAGAATTGTTTGGTCGTCATGTCTAAGCAATTCTGCCGCTACTAACATTGTTGCGGCTTTGTGTATTGCAGACGGAACACGATTACTACCTGCAATATAAGTACAAATGATTGAATTTTGTGTATGGTAAGGATAGTCTCTTAAAAAGAAAATACGCCCTTCATCCCCTATTGCCCAAAAAGAACCAAGTCTCTTCATATCCTGCATATCTGTGAACGCAACCGACTGGGTGCTTGAGGTTTCACCCGCCTTATCAGCAAGTGTGATAGTACAATATGAGCCATCCTCGCCCGCTAAAAGGCTAGAAATGTTCACTTTGTTGCCATTATCGGGGTCTGTGCTAGCATAAAAGAAATCACTTATGTTTAACCCATTAGGTGAAGAAGTCAATACTTTGTCCCTTGTTGCACCTGTAAACTGTGCGGTCTTTGATGGGTATTCTTCATTGATTAAATGACATATTTCTTGAGCCGTTGTTTTAGAACCAAACCCATTATGGAAAGTATTGTGTGCTGATAATGAACCTTCAGCATGGTGATACAATACCCAAGAATCTCCACTATTAGGTAATTGTAATGTAATACTTCTTAAGTCTTTATATCCTGTTGTATCTAAAGTTAAACTGGCTTGAGCAGAAGCAAGTTCTTGATAACTATTTCCTTGCCAAACTTGTAATGAAATTACCTTCTTTAATTTTAAAGTATCTAATTGAACAAAACCTACATATCCACCATAGTATGATTGCATAGGGTGTCTAATAAATTCAAAGTTATGAAATTCATTTCTGTAAATAATTGGCCGATAAGAACGCTTTACCTTGTCATCAATAATACCTTCAATGTTCTTTATGATTGCGCCAATTTGCGCTTGAGTTGGATAAGTAGAAGTTGAAAATGCAGGTATTTGTAACATGTTTGAAACTGCATCTTTATCAGTATAATATCCACTACCTGTTGAATAATCAACATTGATTGCTGTATAGTCGCTTGGGGAGGATGCAATTGCCATTTTTAATCACCTTATGCTAATGAGTTCTCTAAAGTCTTAAATGCTCTTTTAGTTGAGTCTATAAATGATTTTACGGATTTAATATCCCCGCTATTGTATTTTTGCCCATAAACAGACCTTTGTTTATCTTTAGTGTCAAGCCCAATATTTGCGGCTTTTGTTTCTATTCTATGAGTAGCATTGACTAAGGAAGGAGATTGAAAAGTGTAAGTAGTGGTCGCCTTTTTTTTCTGCTTATCCATTATTTCGTTTCCCTTTTTGTCTTTCTTTCCAGTTTTATATTCCACATATTTAGTTATAATTTTCTCTATTTTTATTTCTATTTCGTATAAAGCCCCATAGTCTCTAAGGGCTTCTGAAAAAGTAGATTTTATATACGGTTTCAACTTCCTTTTAAATGCTTCTTTTGCATCTTTATTGCTAAAAGCAGTCGAAGTAACAGTAACATTAGTTTTTTCTTTTAAATCTTCTAGTTTTGATTGTACATATTCATCCATTGGGTCAGTAACACTTTCTTTTCGCCATTGTTTAAGTTTTTCTATTTCTGACTTCATCCATGATTTGAGATTTTTTACCTCACCAATATATGTTTTATAAAAGGCTTTACCTTCTTTCCTAGAATCGCTTAACGCTTTAATTCTTTTTACTACTTTTAACATTTCGGTATTAGCAACCATATTAAGAAGAGTTACTTTTTTTCCATCTACTATCCCTAAATCATTAATACGATTAAAGTTAGGAAGAATGTATTCTCCCCTAGAGACTATTTTTTTTCTTGTGCCTTTTGGTTTTTCAATTGTCTTTTTTTCACCAGTTTTAGTTTTATAAGTAACTTTATTTTCTCTCCATTTTGGATTTTGAGGTTTTCCGAATGGAGAGAAAAATTGATTTATTATTTTTTGTTCTTCTTTATTGTATTGAGTTTCAAATTTATCTGCTGTTTGTATTTTTCCAACCGTTAATTCGGCATCTATCACTTTTAGTTTATTAGAATACAGCATAATATATGAAGATATTGTATCATTTAATTTGGAATTGGTTAATCCTGTCATTTTTGTAGCATCTAGAGATAATCCACCACTAAACTTAGCACTTAATACTTCTTTATTTGGGGTTTTGTTTAAAAATTGAGTTTCAAATATATTGGAGGTTTGATTTCCAGAATTATAATTTTCAGCAGTTAAAGAACCCCCCGATATTTCCTGCCCTCTATAACTATCTTGTTTTTTGTCTTTGATAGAAGTAGTTTCAATTCCACCTCTTCCTTTTCTTTTGACAGAACGAGATTCCATCAAAGAAATAGGGGCATATCCTAATTCTTTAAGGTAAGCAATCTTGCTATTAGGCATAGGGTTTTCAGGATTATTAAAATCTAGTTCTTTAAATCGTATAGAGCGTAACTCAACAATAGTTACTTTTCCTTTTTTCCCTTGTATTTTGTCTGGGCCTAAAACATTTACTTCGGTACTACTACCCTTTTTTTTACCGATATATTTACTGTATTCTTGGAATTTTTTATCGGGCATCCCTTTTCTTTTTTCATCTTTTGCTTCTTTAGAAGTATCAGGATTGTTTAAGGTAAGAGAAAGATTACTATTTAAATCTTTAACAGTGAAGTTACCCTTAGTGTTTTTTAGTCGCTCTAATGCTTTTTTCCCAGAACTACTCAATTCTATATTATGGGTAGCAATTATTTCTTCAAGGGGAGTGGTTTCTATTGAAGTTATTGCTGAATTATATATTTTAATGTATTGGTTTTTGTTTTTACCTTCCCAATTTAATATATTAACTTGTTCCATTTCATCTAAAGATAACAATTGTGCTATCTTCCTATGTGATTTATCTTTATTTACTAAATACCCACGAAGTAAAAACAGAACCATTTCTTTTTCAATAGTATTTTTATCTAAAGAAATTTCTTGGCCCGTTCTTGAGTATTTGATTTGCAAGGCTAATCAACTCACATTAACCATTTAGCCCAAGCCGCACCTTTTTGAATGGCTGAACCTAAATGTAATCCGCTTGAAGGTGGCTCATAACTCATTTGATTTTGAGCATCAATCCAATATGGCCTTCCATATCCGTCTGTTCCCGATGGGGGAATAGGATAACCCGAACCATTATTTACAGCCCCTTGCATTTGTTGGTATTGTTGTGTTTGTCCGGTTAATCCGGCCATAGCCATACCTGCTGTTGGCCCTGCGGGGTTCATTCCTCCCATGTTTCCACCTCCGCCAAATCCTTGAGATTCGAGATATTGTTGCTTCGCAAGTTTGCGTTGATTTACTACTTCTGAGTTAATGGCTGATTGAAGAATCCTTTGAATATCTAAATCAATGTTCTCTTGAGTGATTCTTTCGTACTCCCTCATAGCATCTGCATCAATGGTTATTTTTGAACCAGTAGTGCTAAAAGATAATTTTGCTAGCATTTGGCTAACTACTCTCTCTACTACATCTTCCATTAATTTCTCAAATGTAGTTAAAAATTGCTCGCCGTGATATTGAAAAAATTCTTCAACATGATTATCCTGTAAAGATAATAAGTTATTCACATTTTTAAACTGTTGGTCGTTTTGTGCCTGTACTGCACCCATAACTGCTTTATTGCTTGTTCCAAATACCATGATTATTCCTCTCCTTTACTATTAGTTACCATTGATTGTAGTCTCTTGGTATTAGTCTCTATCTCGGCTATTAGGCGAATTACTTCCGCCATCTCGCTCTCATTATCCTTGACAACGGGGGGCGTTATAATCCATCCGGTTGATGTCAGCGACAAAACATCTTCTCTCGATAATGTTTGTAATGGGCCACTCTTTAGCATTTGTGGCACTTTAGGTCTAGGAATGAATGCTTTGAAATCTAATCCATGTTCGTCTGCTAATATCTGTTGTTGTAACATCTCCATTTGTTTATGAAGACTAGCATGTTTAGGACAATAAGTTCCTCTCATCGGTCTTCCTTTAGTAACATTATCTAATGGAATAGGTGGGCGCAAATAGTCTCCTGCTTCCCAAATATGGTGCATTCCACAAACGACGCATCTATCCTTTAGGTTAAACTTATATCCATACTTTACAATAAATTTTTTCTTCTCAGGTAGTAATACTTTTTTAATCTCTTTTAATTGCTTCTTAGGTTTTAATGCAGTAAAAGAGTATTCTGCGATAGAACCTGCGGCCCTAAACTGTTGTAGTTTAGGTAAAAATATATTCTTTGCTTGTGGGCTATTTATTAAATTCGGTTGTTGATACATAGTTATTCCTCAGTAATCTTTTATTAGAGTTGTAATTCCTTTGTAAACCATTTCGGGGTCTGACTTTGCCGAAACAATATATTTGAATGTGGGTATTCCTTTATCATTTAATTGTCTCATTCCATACTTAAATGGTTCGTAAATATCATGCTTATCAATTGATTGTCCTTCTCTTAGTGGGTATTTTTCTCCCCATATATCATATTTATTTGCCCAAATACTTACTGCCATAGGATAATCTACTTCTTTTTTTCTTTTACCATTAGGCCAAACATTAGATGTAATTGTATCTACTAAAAATTTCCATGCTAATTGGTGGTCTAAGTTGGATGGTGAGTCTAAATGCCTGTGGTCTATCATAAAAATAACATATTTTACTTTACGAGTTCTCATATCTTTAACCCATTCTTTCCAATACATCGCTTCTCCGCCAATGTCTGCACTTTTTAATGTGTGAGAATCTCCATCAAACTTAACTACTTTTCTACTCGCTCTTTCCAAACCAACTGTTCTTTTATTAATTTGTTGGACTTCTCCTCTTGTTCTTAATTGGTAACTTAATGTTGTTTTACCAACCATAGTAGCCCCATAAACTCCAAAATTAATAGCATGTACTCTTTTATAAAAGGCTACTACTGCTTCTGTAATCAAGATGGCAAATCCTGCCATTACTGACATTTAATGACCTCCAAATATAGACTTAAAAAAGGAAATCAAAGAACCCATAATATTGACATCGAAGACACCCATTATGTTTCCTATAAGTAATGCTGATAATGTGGCACAACTGCCCCAAAACCATGCTCTCATTCTCATAAAAAAAATATCAGCAGAATGCGCCCTTGATTGATTGTATGCGTAATCCGAGTCGGAGAATCCCATTATGTCTCCAAGAACCAATTAAATCACCTCATTGTTGAATAGTAGCCAAAAACTCGTTTGGTATTTGACTCTCTTCAAATGAAGCGGTTGAATTTTCGGGATAAACATTGTTCCATGAATCCCGCTTATTTACTCCGTATTGTTTCATGCTTTCACGAAGTTTTTGTTTAATTTGTTGTTCTCTAGCAACCCTTTGAAAATGTGCTTCAATTTGCCTATCTAGTAATTTAATTTCAATTCTATCGTTAAGAGATAAGTCGAATAGTGCTTTCATAACCATAATGCCACCAACTGTAATCAGCCCAAATAAGACCGAGTGTGCTAATGGGCCATAAGGAAAATTAAGACCATATGCTGAATAGAAATAAACATTTGCCCCACTGACTGTTCCGACAAATAAAATTGTCATAACTAATCGAGTATCGTTATTTAATGCCGCCATTAAATCACCTCAAGCAAACTCAATAGACACGGCTACTGCACCACTGACTTCTTCAAAGTATAAGCCATTAGTGCATAATACACCATGCATGTCAAATTCAACCGTTTGATTAGCAGATAAAGTCATTCTTGCGATTTCTTTACCACTAGCGGCTGTATTGTCATATACTTTAATTACTGCCGCTGAACCACCGACTTCTGTTGCATGAATGCTAATTAGTTTAACTTGGCCTGTTACAACCAATTTATTTTCTGTTAAAACACCGCTACTTCTACAACCTGCCGCCATAATACCACTTCGCTAATTGGAGGAAGTCGCCCCCTCCTATTTAATGTGTCGGTCTATTCACTTCTTTGAAGAAGACTTAGGCTTGGTTTCAGCCTTTGTTTTCTTAAGAGAAGTCTTTGGTAGAATTGTTCTCTTAGGAGCAGGAAGTAATTCTTCAAGCAATTGCTTACTTGATGAAATTTCTTTACCCATTTCCGTAGAAAATACCTGTAAAAACCTTTCGTTTAATTCTAACAATTCGTCTTTATCTTCTTCACCAAAAACAAAGAAATAATTTGGGTCAGAAAGACGGATAGCCGCCCATTTTACCGGAACGGCTACCCCTTCTTCCCTCGTAATTTCTTGTTTTGGGTTGATGTAAAGCCGACGAATTGATGAATTATCACTCAATCGAACTGTTACCATTCAATTCACCTCAAAGGTTTCCGTATGCTCGGATTCTAATTGTAGTATCGGTAATATCTCCCGAAGCCTGTGCATTAGTGCCATCCATAGCAACCATGAATAAGTGAAATCCACCTTCATAAGCCCCTGCCGCTGTGCATTCGGCTACTGCTGAAAAAGTTGCAGGTAAAGAATTACCCGTAACAGATACAGAAGTAATGCTAGATAACCCTAAAGAACTTGCTGAAATTACTTCTCCACCGGCTGTATAAGCAGTTACGATAATAGAAGCATCAACGACATATTCATCGCCAACTACCTTTGGTCTAGCAATTCCTTTATGGTCGCCTAATAATGTCAATGTATGTGCCAATTAAATCACCTTACTGCCCAATTGCGAGCCAATATAATACATCGCCCGATGTCGGGATTACATTTACAGAACCACTTGCGCTTAATGGTAATGTGCTTTTAATTACCGCTGCTGCCGCTTCTACTGCACTACCCGAATGAGTCAATAACATAGCATCAACCGAAGAAAGTCCGGTTACTATGTCGTCATCTGCCGAGTCTGTCGTTGTCTTTCCAAAAACCATTTTACGGTTTCCTTCAATCGCCATTTCAAATAATGTTGTTGTTGTCCATGCCATTCTTAATCACCTTCACTGTATGTTTGTTATTTTTCCTTGTCCTTTGAAGAATGAACAACCAACTTCACCAATTGTTCGGTAAAGCGCACGATTGCCCAATGTCCCTACACCAAATGGATTTCCGTTTGCGATACCATCCTCAAAGTATTGAGTTGGTTTCATAACGGACAACCAAAGGTGGTCTGTATCAAGGAAAAGCATATCACTTAGTTTGGATGAAGCCGCACCAGTAGCGGTCATATCCTTAACAGGAATCAAAGGAATATCGTAGTATGTTGCTACTCTAAATCCAACTTCTTGACCCTTTGTTCCTCTTACACCATTAACGGTAGGAACAATCTCTTTTCTATCCATAAAGCGTTCTTGGCTTTGTAATAGGTCAGCAAGGGCTTGAATAGTGTCATATCCAGTAAGAATAACCTTTGGAGAGCCACCTGCAAGTCGCAAGTTGCGAATCATGTTGTTTAGAAGAGTTAAAGTCAAAGAACGAACATTACCTGCGGTATAGTCTGTTCCGAAATCAACCTCTGCATCAAGGAAAGAAGCGGCAGTAAATCGCTCACTACCGTAAATTTTTCCTAATGCGTTTGAAGCAGTAGTAGTATCAGTAGCAAGAACCCCACCATCAATTAAGAGTAATTCTGCTCTTGATGTAATAACCTTCAACAATGATGAATAGTTGTTACCAATGTTAGGCATAGCGGAAGATTCACCGTAATGTTCTAATGGCATAACTAGCATCTTGTTTTGGACTTCAGCGTGGTGCTTACCCATGTCTTCACGCATTTGCGCTCGAATATCTCCGATTCCATCGTCAATTTGAGCCATTTCCATAGCCAATTCACTGAAATCGAATTGATGTGCAACAACTTTTGGACTCATGTTTAATTGAGCATAAGTTGGAGCAATTGGGCCTAATCCATCTGCGGCAGTTGAAAGACCGGCATTTTCAGGAACACCACCAATCATATCTGCTCTTGGTGAATCCGAACCTAATTCAGCAAGGTTCTCTGTTCCGCTTGCATCAACGGTAAATAGATTTCCACTTCCACCCGCAGGTCGGCTCTTTAATACTCTCCAACCACTTGAAGAATAAGGTCGCTTTGCAATCATTGAAAGTGCATTGACTTCTCGGTTTAGCATAGACCAAACCTTTTGTCCGTAAACGATGTTGTATAATGCTGAAACATCGGAAACTCCACTACCGGACAATGATGGAGAACCATCGTGTCCTGTGTGAATACCACCAACCATACCGGCTTGCTTCAATAAAGCATTACCGGCAGGTAGATTGTTAATTCCGTATGTTTGCGCTTCTAAGTCTCTAATTGTGTTAATATATCCTGTCATTTTAAATCACCTTCAAATGTTGTTCACCATCTTATGAATATCCGACCACTCCATTTCTGAAATGTCTTCTAATGATGGGAGTGTAACTGTTGCTTCTTTTTGAGCCTTAATGATTGAATCCTTCTCAGCGGTCAAAGACTTTCGCAATTGCGTAAATTCTTCCTTTAGAGAAGAAATTTCACTTGCAGCGTCATATTGAGACTTTGCGAGAATGTTTTCACGGTTTGCTCTTTCGGAGTTAAATCGTGTTTCAAAAGACTTTCGTAGATTGTCGTAAGCAAGTGCTTCGAGTTGTTCTTCACGGAAAGCGGCGTAAGCCTTTTCAATGTTTGAATTACTCAAATCAAGAGAATCAAATTCATTGTTACTGAATGCTTTAACAACAGGCATATCCGAAGAAGTCGGCTTACCATTGTTAATTACGATTCGGTCAGCAGGTTCACCAATTTGGTTTCCTGCGCCATCAAGAGTACGAAGGTATGCTTTGTCTGCTTCTTCATAAGAAGAGTATTCTGCATTTTCTTCTTGTTCTTCCATCTTTTCATCATCCATATCCATGTCTTCTTCATCAGCCATTTCTGCGGTTTCTGACATAGAAGCCCTTTCCATCATGTTTTCATCCTCTTCTTCCTCTTTGCGAAGCATATTAACTTCTTCCAAAAGGGTGTCCAATTCGCTCAGTGCCTTTTCTAGTTTTTCACTCATTTTTTCACTTCCTATATCTTGTTTTAAAATATCGAATTTCGCTTCGGGATTTATGCCTTTTTCACATATTGTTACTTCATGGAGTTCTAACTTACTTATTTCGTTATATTCCCCTAATTCATTGTGGCTTTTCTTTACTTTTTGTAATGCTTGTCCACCAATACTAAATGACCTTAATGACCCTTTGCGAATGTTTCTTCCTACTTCCTTTGCTTTTTCAATGTCATCTCTTAGTTTAATCACTACAAAGAATCCCACATCATCTACTTCGGATTTCCATAATTTTCCAGTTTTATCTCTATATGAATCTACGACTTCTCCAACTTGAACATTTGAATGATTAGTCATTACATTTCTAAACTTTGAATCTCCCATGAATTTTTTAACTGATTCTTGTAATGCTTTTAATGTAATCAAATCGTTTTGTTTATCTACAATTTCAATGCTCGCATATCCACCAATCATTAAATCGTCGTTGCTTTTGAGAATGTTGAACTCATCATTCCTTGTAGCCATGACGCTTATACTCATGTTGCTCAAACCTTCCTATTGTCTTTGAGTATATAATAGACACGGCTCTATTTAGTAGGGAGGGTCAATTCTTTATACCTATCCTCATAGATATTCCACACTCCCCCATCCGATTCATCATCAGCAGGAGTTTGTTTATATCCCGACCATGCTAGCCACATTTCCTTGTTATCTACTTTAAGCCTTCTAATATTAAACTTAGTTTCAAACTTATTCCCTTCTAAGAAATATTCGTGATAACCATGCTTTTGTATTCCTAATCTTATGCTACCTTCATCTAGAAGTTTTCTCTTAGAAATGTTATTAGCAATCATAGCAGGGAATTTTCCGGCTTTACCAAACAACTCAAATATATCGCCATCATCTTCTAAATCAATAAGCCAATTCAATGTTTCGTCTTTAAGTTTAATAACTAAGTTTAAATTATCATCATCTCTAAGATATAACTTAAACTTACCATCTCTGTATTCCTTTGGGGTTTTATATTCCTTAAGAATATTTTCTTCTTGTAGTATTTTATCATCTTCCGAATAAAGTTTATTGGTCTTTTCATCATATGAAATGCCATCTCTTTGCTTCATCCAGTCTTTAAGTTTATCTAATTTACTTTCTAGAATATCTTCGTATAAATCCTTGTGGTTCTTAACTAAGAAGTTATGTAGTGCTTTGATAGTTTGTGGGCCTTTCGTTTTCATAAACTGAAAACCTGCCACTGTTAAACGAGATTGCTTGGTTTTCATAATTTCTTCCGCTTGGTGTTTCCATAAATCCAAATCTACTAAAGCGTTTTTAGCCATCAAATTGTCTTCCTCGAAACCATAGATAGTAAACCCATCCATGTCTCCTTTAATTAGAATAGAGGCTTCTCCGTGAATATGGTCGGTTATTGTAATCCCTTTTTTAAGGGCTTCAACATTATAATTTAATGATTTTTCTCCGTCATTGGATAGCATCTCAAGAGTAATCAATTTGTCGGGGTGTCTTGCTTCGGGTAATTCTATAACCTTAGCGGAGTGAACGCTGTATATGTCGCCCTTCTTCTTAACATGGTCTATTTTTACTCTCACTATGCTTCCTAAGTCAGCACTGATTTTAGTGTTAAGAGCCTTACCAACAAGCATATAGGTTTTACCTTCTATTTCTTGATAGTGTTTTCCTTCTCCTTCTGTTGGCCCTGCACCCAAAGAATAAGCGTAATTACCACCAGATGATTTCTTATCAAGAACAATCAAATCTAAATCAACAAAACTCTTCCATTTAATCCATTTAGGGTTTTTCTTAGTCCCAACATAGTAAGTAGATGTAGAGTCTTTAATGACCACTCCCTCTGCTGTCGGCATTTCCATTATTGCCCTAGAGTATTCTTCAATATCTTTAATAGAATCTGCTAAACGAGTATCTTTCTTAGAAGGGAAAGTTAAATCTTCACTTGAATGAATAGAGTAATTATTAAACATTAATTGCATTCGCTGAGTTAAAGTATCTTCTAGTAGCGATTTTTCATTATGTCTTAGTAAATCAAACATGTGCATTCTCAATCTACCGTCTGGATTTTTATCATTAAAAACATGAGAAATAGTTTCTGCTCTATCAAGTGCTTCATCCCCCTTAAACAATAACAAAGAACCATCTAAAATACAATCACCGAAGTGTTTCTTTTCTAATTCTTCTACTTGTTTTTTACACTTAGAAGTAATGTCTTTACCATCAAAAGAGAACACTTTAACCTTCTTATCTATTTTTTGCATTTGAATACGAAGCCCGTCATATTTTTCTTGAACATAATATTCGCCACTAAAACCTTTAAGTTCTTTAATATCATCTATTTCAAAAATACGATACATTGGTTTATTAGGAACGATAAAATCAGACTGAGATTTCTCTTCACTAGATTTCTTTTCTTCGGCTTTCTTAACAGGCAAGCCCTCAATTTCTTCTAATTCACTCCATTCACCCTTATCATTCTTAGATAAGAATATTAACTCTAATAGATTCATCGCTGCCTTCACTTTAGATTTGACTTTGTTTGAGTCTTTTCCATCCCCATAATGTTCTATAATATACAGGTCTATGTCATCCGATTCTAGGTCAAGACCCTTAAGACCCTCCGTAATATCGTCGGGTTCGATGTCTTTAACAGCGTAAATGTCTGGAGATAGTGCTTTACTGTCTTCTCTAATAGCATAGTGAACGAATTTAACCATGTTACCCGTTGAAGATAACAATGCTTCTAAGACTTCACCTTTGAATCTTTTAGCGAAAGGGTCATCTATGGATTCGGAAGAATAGCGAAGTTTCTTTATTCCTTCAAATACCTTTTCAGCATTTTGTGATTGTGGGTCTTTAACATCGTCTGCTTCTAAATCAGAAATCTCAATAAAGTTCTTTAACTCATTTGAAAGTTGATTATTGTTTTCATAGGCTTCTGTAATACCATCTATTGCACTACGCCACTTTGCCCCGTATTCTTTAGGGTCTGTGCGAGCAGATAGATAAGCCACTCTTACTTTTTCAAATAAGCGAACAATTTCATCCGATGTGGACTTATCCTTTTCAAGAAGATAAGCCATTTATTTCACCTATGAACTTCTACCGAAATACATGGTTAATTCTTTTAAATCATCCACTATTTCTTTCATATCGCTTTCCATTTTACCTTGTTTGCTCAAAGGAGAAGTTAAATACTCTGAAGTAATTTTCTTCATAGCGGCTTCTAATGCAGTAAAAGTTTCATTTGCCATTTGTTGCTGCTCTTCTGTAAATTCGACATCTCTATCATCTTTCTTAAAGTCACCAAATCCACCTTTGCTTTTAGCAAGCATATTCATTTGTTTGGTTAATTCTCTATAAGCAACCTTTACTTGAAGTTGTGTTTGTTTTAGTTCTTTTGTTTCTTCTTCGTTTAAAACGCCCTTAGCGAGTTGTTTTTCAATTTCTCTATCTTTTTGAAGAACGAATGCTCTTGCCATACGAATAGATTTTACCGATTCTGTCTTTCCTTTCTTAATTTTACCACTTGTAAACTCTTCTCCACCGGCATTAGCATGAACCTTGTCTTGCTTAATACCATGCTTAGATGCTTTAGCCTTTGGTCGTTTAACCTTTTCAATAATAGGCTTAGTGTCTTCACCATCTCGTAGTGCTTCTAATGTTTCTCTTGCTTTAAGAATTGCTAATTCGATTATTTTTTCTTCTCTTGTTACTTTTTCCGGCATTATTGTCCACCTACCTTTTCGACCATTTTATGAATGTCAGACCAGTCCATACTTCCAACATCTCCCATAGGAGAAGAAATACCGCTACCATTATTCATGTTTGGGCTTGGACTTTGAGAAACAACTAAACCGGACTTCATCAATAGATTATCCTGATGATATACTGTTTTTTCTAGATTTTCAATCTTTTCTGTTAAAGCCTTAAGAATGGCTAATAACTCTTCATTTTGTTCTGTCATTTTTCATCACCTTTTTTCTTTGGATAAACTAAATCTCTTAATTGCCGATACAGCAACTCGTAGTCCTTACGAAGTTCAGTAGCGGAAGCCACTATGTCAATGTTCCTATCATCCATTGACTTCATTTTTTTCTTGAGTTTATTATCGGACTTAACTAGGTCTAAGTCCTTAAGAACATCAATTAACTCACCCATTTGAGTAAAGTCCTTTCCGAAAAATTCTGTCGGTTGTGCCGATTGTAGAACCTTTTTAAGACGCTTTCTTTGTTTAGCATCTAATCCGTCAAGCAGTTTTTTTGGCGTGTCTTTCTTATCCTCTTTGAGAATAATTTCTTTTCCTTCTTCGTAAAAATCCCATGTCATTGTGTTCAACCCTTTATTTTTTCATTCAAATCTTTTAGTCTCTTCCCTTCTTCTTTTGAATGCTCTTTCCAAGAAGTAATAAAGTCTTCTAAGTCATCATCATCTAAGTCTATTACTTTTTCATATTTCTTTTCCAAATACTTAGCAATATCAGCAATTGAAGATATTTTTTTCCCTTCATCATCAAAAATAGGATTGGCTCTAAAACTTTGAGTCAAAACATCTAGCATCTTTGGCTTTTCTTTAATTTTTTCGCCTGTCATTTTTGCTCTTTTAATCTCAAAGAATTGTTGTAGCAAAGAAACTTCTTCTCTTTCTTGAGTAGCAGTTTTTAGGAATTCTTCTATTTGTTTACTCTTCGCATATAGTCTTCTACCTTTAGTTTCAAGGGCTTTAATATCGGCATATAAATCCTCAACAGCGATAACTTTATTGTCATCAAATGCGTCAAACAATACATCAAACTCAAATTCCCTCATTCTGCCAATAAATTCTTCTCCTAACGATTCAAAATCTAAGTCTATTTCTTTAATAAACTCATTATAGTCTTTATTTTTTTCCGTTCTAATATTATATTTACTTAACATTTCTTCTTCTTTAAATTTCTGTAACAATTCTATTACCGCATTTTCTAAATCTCGTTTAGCAAGTAAAGCCTTTTTGACTCTTTTTATAAGACCGCCATATGGCCGTATAGGTTCATTTGAAATCACTCTACCTGAACGGTCAGTTTTTCTACCCCCCATAAAGTCTTTTCTTTTTTGTGGTGGTCTAAGAGATATAGGAACAGTTTTATCCCCTTTGTATGGTTCAAAACTTTCTGGTATTACTTGTTTAATTTTTTGTTTAGCAGATTGATATTTTTTCTTCATAATATTCATTTCATAAATAAATTCTGAGATTCTTTCAAACTCAGTAACATATTCTTTATTTTTCCCGAAACCACCTACTATTTTATCTAATAACTTATTTGTTTCAGATAGCATTTCTTTATTTTCAGAATACTCCTTTAGTTCTTCTTCTGTAATAGCAATCATTCTTTTTTCATCTGCCGCCCAAGCAGAATCAATTGCTTCTTGTAACAATTTACCATGAGACTTACCAAACACTGTAAAATCCACATTCTTGCCGATAACTGTTTGAAACATGTTATTTAGATTTAGTCTTTTAGATGGTTTAGTGTCCATAGTGAAAGCATAATACTTTTCTAAATCCTCCACAATCTCTTCAATTAATTCATCATACTCTTTAAGTAAAACCTTTGGAATCTTCTTAACTCTCTTTTTAAGTTTAAGACCCTGCATAATTTCCTTTCTTCTATTAGCCATGTAACTTTGAATTTCTTTTTTATCTGATTTTAATTTTGCTCTTGGAGTAATACCATCTCCCCTTTCAGCAAACTGTTTAATAACATCTAATAAATCAACATCTTTGAATTTTTTCAATCTGAATGTTCTAGATATAGAATTAGCACTACTAAGAATTTCGGAATAGCCTTCAGATTGTGAACTATAAGGTTGATTTCTAATTATGATTTTATAATCTCCTTTACCTTTTGAAATGTCAATCATTCTAAGAGTCCTAATGTATTCACTCGCTTTTTTAAGTTCTGATTTTTCTTCTTCCCTTGCTTCTTCTTCCCTTTTTTTGTCTTTTATGTCTTTTATACTAGCATAATTTGGTTTTACATATTTGGGGTCGAGAGTTGAGCCTCGGTCTAATACCTGAACCTTAGTATCTTTTTCATTTCTAAATCTCATCCATTCGGGAGTTGTTCTAGTTGGAGTTGTTCCCCTCGGTTGTTTTTCTTTAGTTGGTTTCTCCATAAGAACCATACTTTCTGGTATTCCTAAAGTCTTTGGAGTAACTCCACCAACTTTTCTCTTTTCACCTACTAAACTTAAAATGGCAACAATGAAATCTCCACCGTATGAAAGTAGTCCACTAAGAACCTTTGCATTATGTTCTTCATTTCCTTTTAATGGAAGTCTTATAAGAGAAACATTATCTTTAAACTCTTTTTGTAATTTAGACCAGAAAGCCTTAGTAACTCTATTAACTTTACTACTATCGTCAGTTGAGCCGTATAATTTATTCCTTGCCCTTTCTGCTTCTTTAGTTTGTTCCATCATTTCTTCATTTCTATTATTAATTAATCTAATAATGTTAGTTGCATTTCTCTTAACCTTAACATCTTTGCTGTCATCCTTTAATTTATTAAGTGCCTCTAGTAAATAAGTATTAACTTCTCTAGTTGCGCCCATTCCCTTAGCACCAGCACCGCCCTTTTGTCTAGTATTTCTACCAGAAGTTTTCAAAAAATCTGTTAATTTCTTTTTGTATTCTGTGCTATTTTTATCTACCTTACCACCTTTTATTGGTAAGCCATCATAAGGAAACTTTACAGCCACTTGTTTTAATCTACTTAAGTATTTTTTTGTCTCAGGTTTGTTTAAAATAGTTTTAAGTTCTCTTAGTGCAGTTTTATTATTCAAGGTAAGAAAGACTTCTTCTCCGGTAATATCAATACTTTTAGTATTTTTATCTCGGCTAAAATCACTAAGTCTAGAATCCATTTCTTTTCGACTTTGACGAAATTGTTCCTTATAATTAGAATCCTGTCTTGTTTCTTCTTCCTTCTTATATTGTTTGATTTTTGCCATAGATTCCCTTACTTTAAGTTCAAAACTCTTATAAGGTTTGTTATTTTTCTTTCTTTGCGCTATAATTTTTTTGTTCTTTTTAACTTCCTTTAAATACCTGTCTAATTCGGCTTGGTCTGTTTTAGAAGATGTTGCATATTCTTTTCTAATATCACTTTCAATATACTCAATAAGACACTTAATTAAAAATTCGGGGTCGTTCATACGACCTGCTATTTGCGCCTTGAGGAAGACCATATTAAATCAACTCAAAAAGGAATGTTCTCTTTCTTTCCACGACGCTTTGAAGGTGGTAAAATAACATCGGGAACATCATTAGAGGTTCTCATGCTTTTATGTGAAGTATCAGGAGGTAATCCACCAACTGAAAAATCTCGGTTCTTTCTAAGTGTTCTTCCATCGGCTGAGTTTTGAGACTTAACCTTAGCCAATTCTTTCTTCAATCGTATTTCTTTTTGCTTTAAATCTTCTGTCATATTAACCAACTCTTCGTTCTGTTCTTGAATCAACATTTTGATTTCCTGCTTCGGCAGGTAATCCAGTCATGCGCTTATCCGGCCCTACTTCGTTCCTCGCTTTATTCCTTGTGGCAGGTGGGTTTTCTTGGGGTTTAGAATTACCGCCTTGTAACTGTTGTTCTTGCATTTGTCCCATTTGTGAAGCATCTATGTTTGTTCCGGCATAAGGGTCTTGTTGTGATTCTTCACCTTCAGCCGGTTGTTCCGGTTGTTCCGGTTCGGGCTTCTTAAAAGTAAATTGTCCGTCTTCATCCATATCAACTTCAAATCCTAGATTTTTAATTGAAGCAGCAATATTAACTTCTATCTCTCTTTTACGAAGACCCGCAATTTCATCTTCTTCTTCCGATGGAGGAAGTTTTAATTCCCAATCTGTAATACCAAATTGCTTTGTTAAGTAAGGGAAAACATAATTATTATAAACATTTTGTGCCATTTGAACTGCACGATTTGTAACAAGTATTTGCATACCTTCATTATTTAATCCACCACTGGTAGTATTGTCAGCCATGAATACTTTACTTACTCCATAGAATGCTGATATTCTATCTCTTAAGTCGTCTTTAACTGAAATGTAATCCATTTCTTTAAGAGAGTCCATAAACTTAATCCACTCAACTGCACCTTTACCGCCTTCGGCTTCAATTCCCATAACAGGAATAAAGTGAGGGTCGGCTTCCATCTTTTCTTTTACACCTCTCCAAAAGGCTCTCATCGAATCCATGTTTCGAGTTTGAACAGCCAAAAGACCTCTTGGCATTCTACTCTTAGTATATGCTGAATTAACATAATTTTCCATAGCAATAAGAGTCATAATGTGATTATATAGAGTAATAACAGGAGAGAACCCATAAAGACGACTTGGGCTGTATTTACTAAAGTGTAATACTTCTCCTTCTAAGAAGTATTGGTCTTCGCCATTTGCTCTATTAACAAAGTGAACTGGTTTCATATTAGAACCACAGGCTTCACAGGTAGCATAAGGTTCAGTAGATAGCATATTTCTATGGTTAATACAAGTAAATCCTTTTGTTCCTTTTACTCCGTTCTCATCTGCATAAATAAACATAGTTACTGGGTCGCCTCGATAAATCTCTTTAATGCGGTGCATTCTAATTTTACCATTACCGTCTAAGAAATACTCCTTAACTAAAACAATATAAGCATCATCCATAGTATTCAAATCATCTTCCAATTCTTTCAATACATCAATGAATAATTGTTCCGAAGGATTAACATATCCTTCCAAAAACTTTTCAGCAAATTCCAACTGTTTAACATCAGGTATTCTCAAATCAGTAGATTCACAACGAGAACACTGTTGAACAGGTCTTTTGTGTTTTTTTCCACAATTGTTACAGATAGCCTCGAATGCTTTTTCCCAAACATAGCCTCTACGGTAAACTTCTTGTTTTAATTGAGTAATACAAGTTCTTACAATTACTGACTGTTGCACCATAGAATAAATGATTGGTGCGGTCATCATGTAATTGTTTTGCCTTTCTTGAATACCCATATTGTATATCTGTCTATCAGCAGGTTTAGGAGTAGAACGCCTAAACAAGTTAGTAAAGGAAAATCTTCTTCTTTCTTCAGCCATCCCTTACACCCCTACTTGTTTGCAGGTTTCCCATCCTCTATATACTCTTCGACTTTCACTATTGAAGGTTTGCCTTGTTTTTCCCAACAATCCTTACAAAAGCCAAAAGGTATGACTTTTCTATGTGATTGAGTGTAACAACGAGTACAATAAGTAAATGCCATCTATTCCACTCCACCAATCTGTTCCATCGAATCCATCAAGGACATTTTACTATTGCCTTGAAGTTTAGCAATATCATCTAAATATATCCCTTCTTTAAGCCAATCAAAACCTACATGGTCTTTGTGATTTTCCCACTTCATAAGTTTGAATATTTCATCACAGCGGCCTTTATACCAGTCTTGTTTCTTATATGATTTTTTCATTCTTATTAACTCAAGGAGTAACTCTGCATTACCTTTCTTTAATCTAAAATGAGGCAAACATTTTGTTAATAAATCTGTAACATGGTCTTGCGAATAAAAATTAAGTCTTTGAACAGGCCGTGTATCTTGCGGTGATTTTTGATTTAAATGTAATTTACCAAACCCAATTGATTTGTGCATTTCTTCCATAAATGCACGACCCCTATCTCCGGTAGCAATTAAACCGACTCTTGGGTTATGGTTTCTATCCATTGTAATATATCCATCGGAGTCAATAAATGCAGCAGTATAAGCCCAAATGTTCTTTTTGATTTCATTTGGCATTTTATAATATCCACCATTAACAACAGCGACATCTAATTTTTTAACCATTTTAGAAATCATATTAGAAGTAGTGTTCTTATGTAATACAGAAGGCATTTTATCATGGAGTTGTTTTGCTCCAATTCCGGGCTGTTTTCTTATTTCACTCTCTATGAAAGAAAGTACTCTTTCTTTCTTTGATTTAACAAGAGACTGGTCGGAAATGTTTTTAATTTCTGCTCTAAAATCTTTCTTTGCTAAACGGCAAGTCTTTTCGAGAGAAGAGTAATCTTTACCATAAACCATATCTGCTTTCTTTAAGTCATGTTCCCAAAACTTACACAAAGCATCTACTACTTTTCTTCTTGATTTAACATCTCCCATTTTATTTAGTTTCATCAAATCCTTTTCGTTAAATCTCATTTTGAGTAATGGTTCTTTATATGGACTTAACCAGTAAATAGAATCAATACACTTTGAGATATGGTCGGAGTAGCCATCAATAACAGTATCAATTGCTTTAGCCATTCTTACTCTATCTTCTCCTTTTAGTTTTCTTCTTGCTTTACGCATCTTTCTTACTAAATCTGGAATATTTTCTCCATCAACAACATACTCATTAGGAAAAGAAGAAAGTTGTTTTCTTGCTTCACTAGCATTAATGTTTAGATTTTTAGATAGAGTATTAACTGCTTCATAATCCGACATAACATAATCAGTAATGCCTTTATTTAGTTCAATGCCGACATCGCTAAGGGCTTGAACAACAGGTTTCTTTTCTTCCTGTAACTCTTCTAATTCTTCAATTTCATCTTTTGATTCAATTAAATCTTGTTCTGTAACCATCATAACCACCTCAAAAGTTCACACCTATGACTCCATTACTATGCCGCTTGTACTTGTTGGTAGTGGGCGGTTCAAATATGCCTAAGTCGTCAAGGAGTATGAATGTTTCACTCATTGTATGTGTTGCCGCATTCGCCAAGGCAAGGCTCATCACCATATCGTCATGCGCCCCAATGCCCTCAAACTTACCTTTTTCAGTGATAGCAAACATTGATAATTCTTCAAGTAAAGTCATTGAGACTCTTCTACTTTCTTCGTTACCATAAGGCAAGTTAATCTTTTGATTTTCAAAATTCATTTGGAGGCTCAAAATAATCTCTTCCTTTTTCTTTCGAGTAGTATTGAAGTCGTGAACATTCAAGTCGCTCACATTTCTTAATTCTTGAGTAAAAGATTTAGCGAAAGTATTTGTTTCAAATAGAACAACTTCAGGATGAAACATCTTTCCAATCAATCTAACCTTTTCTATGTTTTCTCTAAACTCTACATTCTTAGAACGGTCAATGAATACAATTGTTTTATTGTCGTGTTCATCCACTTCTAATACAGTAATAACATTGTAGTCACCATCAGTAGAAATAGCAGGGTCTACTCCAACATAATACTTAAATCCTTCACGACGATGTGGCTTAAGAATATGTTCTTTACTCTTTGCTTTTTCTAAATACTCAGGATTAAACAAAGAAGTTCCAGTAGAGATAGGAACGCACAAGTATTCTCTTGTGAACATTAAAGAACCAACTTCAGCCTTTCTTGCCATTAGTGCATCATAATCCCATCTCTCCGGCCATAGTGGTTCATTGAGAGCATTGAAACAAGGATATGTTCGGACAGTATAAGCAGGATTTTCCTCAAGTTGTTGGTAAATATCTGTATAACTGAAAGGAGTTCCAATAACTCTCAATGAAGCGGTGTGGTGAAGTGTTGGTATCATGTCTCCGTAAAACCAATCTGTAACCTTTTGAATACCAGTCATACTAAACTCTTTCAAAGGGTCGTCAATAATAATTTCTTGAGGGTGTAATCCACGAATCTGTGAACCAACGGAACGCTCTAAGATTTGGTTTCCGTTTGTTAATGTAATATTACCAATAGCCCAACCCCTTGCAGGTTTAAATTGTTTAAGCATTGGGTGAGTAAACATCTTATCAATGTCTCTCATGTGAACCATTGTCTGTTTTTGGTTCGATGAAATGTAAAGCATTTGATATGGAGGTTCTTGAAATATTAAATTCCAAACAACCCAACTGTGCATAAATACTGATTTTCCGTGGTCTCTTGAACAAACAATAACAGTTCTTTGTGTATCATTCATTAATTCAAGCCACTCTTGTTGGTATTTAGGAAACATAAAACCTAGAACATTTTGAAAGAAATAGGGGAAGGAGTTTTTGGATAACTCCATATCCATTTGATGTTCAAAGTTAAAGGCTTCTATTTCCATAATATCACCTTATTCTGTAATTCCCCAGTCATCCACATTGTCTAAGTGTTCTATTCTTTCATTCATGTATGCTAATACATCATCAGGAATAGTTTTATGAGTTTTAGGTTTATTTAAGTCAAGTCCTAATTTTTTACGCATTCCAGTAAATCCTGCAATTCTTGGCATTCCTTTTATTGGAGTTAATGCTTTTTCTCTTACTTCTCTCATTAATCCTTTACCTCGATAATCGGGGTGTGTTTTAGCACCACCAAAATAAGCATAGGGGCGGCCTTCTTTTCCTGTTTCAATTGCATTACCAACTACTGTAACTAATCTATTTTTTCCACCTTCTGTAACAATCATACCAAACCAATTATCAATAGGATATTTCCATTTATTCTCGGAACGAAGTGTATGTGGCATATCGGGATTGCTTGCATCCCAAAGTTCTTTCATAGACTCTTCATCACCAAGTTGAATAACTTTGATTTTTTCATCCCCTGCCAACCTTCTAAGGTCGGGATGAAACTTAATGATGTGCCACCAACTCATAATATCACCATTTTACTTTGTTTGCCCAATAAGCGGCACTTGTCGGGCCTCTCTTAATGTTCTTTTGATGTCGGCTCTTAAATGATTTGCGCTTTGCTTTCATTCTTTTGCTTTCACCTTTCTTTGGTTTTCCGGCTACACTTGCGCCTTGTTCACCAAATCGAATTGTTTTTGTTTTCTTGCCGTCTTTAACAACAACAACATGAGATTTCTTAGGATGCTTTGGTGTTCTCTTTGGCTTACTAAAACCGGAAACTCCTGCTCTCTTTAATGCAGGGTGTTTCTTTCTAAGTAGTTTAAAGTCCTCGGCATCCAACTTTCCGTTCTTATTTTTATCAAGTTTCTTTTGCTTAGGACTTAAAGCCTTATTTGTTTTCTCTCTACAAGTTGCACAATCGCAACCCATTTTTTCTGTGCCACAATGGGCTTTTAAAACTTCTTTCCATTTACTCATTTTTCTCGCCTCATTTGATTCTCTTTAGATTTTACATCATCATCAATTGGGCCACCTTTGGCCCAAGTATAACAAGTCCTTGCCGAATGGCATTTAAAATCGTGCATCCAACAATAACCTAAACGACCGTCTTTATCAGTAGATAGTGGCATACATTCATCCATTCTAGGAGATATGTCAAATGCAACGCAGTTACTACAATTAGATTTCTTAGCAACCTTGGCAGTAGTATTCCATCTTTTAGCGTATTCTTCCCAATACTTTTCATCATTTAGATTAAGAGGCCCATATTGAATATGTTTTTCTTTAACGGCCCTATCTCGATTTTTAGTATTTAATTTTAAGTTCTGTGTTGGCATAGGGCAAGAGAGTTCTTTTATAATTATTTCCCAACTCATCTTGTAAACGCCCCTCTTCTTTTAGGTTTGTGAGTATAAATGTCTCCATCTCGGTGCATAAATATTTTTCTTTTCTTTTGTAAATTAGATAGTGCGGCTTTAATTTCAGATTCTTCTCCAAACTGTTTTAGATTCTTCATACCTAAAGCACCGCCTTCTTTTTTAATTTCAGCAAGAATCTTTGCTTCTATGTCCATTTTTAATATATCTTGCCAATTCATGATTTTCCCTTCCTTTTTGGATAAGTTTTACAAGCGGCACAAGTTGGCCTACATCTTCTTTTAGTTCCCTTAGAAGCATCTGTTCTTCCGCAAGGTTTTTCTCCTTTTTTATCATCTTCACATGATTGACAAGAAACCCAACCTTTTTGACCATCTCCGCCTCTTCTTGAGAACCAACCGTGTAATCCCGATTCTTTTTCTCTTTTGAAATTATCTCCGCCTTTCTTTAGTTTTCCTTGACGGCAACGGGTCATATATCCTGATTTATATGCTGAACCTTTTAATCCATATGATTCATCAGCATTTAAAGCACAAGTATCTTTTTCCTCGCCCTTGCTGTTGTGAGTAGCAGTAGCCTTACCTGCCTTTTTCTTCTTTAATACTTCAAACCAAAGTTCAGTCATTACTTTTCACCTCGGCTTTGGTCTTCAACATCATACCTTTCAGTGCTTGAGCGAAGCATTTCATCTTGAATACCTAATAAACAATTATATCTTCGTTCTGGAAACTTAAGACCAATATTCAAATACATATCCACCATGTTTTTATTAATCTTCCCTAAATTAGAATACCTAACAAACTTTTGTTTATTTCCCATTAAATACTTGTCATCTCGAATAACTTTAATTAGACCTTTCCACATACCTTTAGTGATTTTTTTATTAGACATTTTAATTTTATTTTTTCGGGCCTTAACCAAATCAAACCAACTCCCTGTATTAGACTTAATCCACTTTTGTACTTGGTCTGCGTATTTGGTATCTTTTAGTTCTTCTCGGATTTCTTCGGGAAGTTCTTCAACTTTCATATCCGTAAATCCTCTTTTTCTAAATGAACCCCGTTCTGCTAATTCTTCATTAGCAACATTGATATACAAGGTTTTCCTTCCTTTCTCAGATAGAACCTTTTGAACACATAAACCAAATAGGCCCTTTCCTTTGTAGCCTTCTCTTGTATGAATACCTGCGCCAAGTAAGACACTCTTATACTTTGCTATTCCACAAACTGCTACGGGAGTTTCACCATCAAATGCTACAAACATTGTTGCCGGTGCATTTGCCCAAATAGAATCCCTTGAAAGGTTTGGGCCATAGCGCATACTTCTTTTCACATAATCAAAGTAGCCATCATCATTAAATGCTTTAACTGCGGCATCTTCGGACATCTCCTTGAAAGTAATATCACTTTCAGTATAGGTTTGCTTCTTGAAAGTAAGCCTTTGTCCTGTCGGGAAATCAGTAGAATATTCAGCATTTGCATCAAACACCATTGTTCTATATTTATCCTCTATTTTTCCTTCGGGCGTAACAAAACTTGCACCTGTTTCATTTTTATTAGAAACTGCTATGGATTGTTGTTTATATTTAGCAGACAATTTATGAATTTTTTTCATTAAGTCTTCGGGAACATTAGTAAGCATAAAAGAAGGTTCTAATTCCCATTCAGCATTACCGGTAGCACTTGTAATGGTAAACTGTGGCCTTTTCTTTTTTCTTAACTGTATATTTAACTCCTTTAAATCTTTAAGGAGAGCATCACTTAATCGGGATAATTCTTTACTTGGAGTCGGTTTGTTTGCTTCTTTAGCAGCAATAAAAACATTACTGTTTTTCTTGCGAAGGTTTCTTCTTATCTGCTTCTTATTATAGGCAGGAAGAGTAGTCTGTCGCTTCTTCATAACATCACCTAAAGTTCGCTTTCAAAACATATACATGTTCTGCATCAATTCCGTATTCCTTAGCAATACCTTCAAAAGAATCTACTGCTTTAACTACTCCGATAATCTCACTGGCACTCATATCAATGTTGAAATCTGTTTCCATCTTAGTAATCATGTTTTCCATATCATCATAACTATTTTCACTTTTCATTGAATGAATAACGGGTTTCGATTTTAATATTCGTAAAGTATCATGTGCCTCAAGTAACTTTCGTTGTACTACGCTCTTAGTAACTTTATCCAACAACGCCAATAGTTGTTTAGCCTTATCACTAGAAAAAGTTTCTGTATCTCCTTTTTCAGTTCTAATTTGTAAATTAGTTCCTCTCGTTTTAATAACATCAACTAGGGCTTGAATTGGATATATGTCAGTTGGGTCATTAGCATTCCTATCATCGTATAAATCACTCACCAATTCTTTATTTTTTGGGAATCTATTTTCTTTTTTACTATCTATTTCCCTTTGTCCATCTTTGGGTATTAATCGGTAAATAGAACCCAATATTGAACCGATGTCCTTACTTAAGTTTTTAGTAACCTCATCATCATCAAAAACATTCTTTAAGGTAAATAATAAAGTTCTAGAATCTTCATATAGGTCAGAATAATTAGTGATATTATTTGAACCTGCTAAAGTCTGCAAATATTTAATAATATCCTCAATGTCTTCTTCTTGCAAGAATGCAGTATCTCTTTCTAGTAATACTTTATTTATAGCAGTAATCGCTTTGTACTTTTCACCTATTGGCCTTGTTGCTGAAATTAACCTAATAGTAAAATCTCCCTCGAAGGGTAAACGAATACCTGCCCTGTATGGAGAAAATTGAGGGGCTAAGAAACAATTAGCCATAGTTTTTGAAATGAGATTAATTGATATGCTTATTTCTTCATCTAAATCTTTTGCTTCTTTCATATCAGTTTTATCACTATCATATCTTTGAGAACCTTTTGAACCGGCTGCGTATTGCCCATAACTAAACCATATGAACGGTTTACCTGAACCTCTACTTACCATTCTATCTTCGGGGTCTTTTGATATTGGTGTTGTTCCTGCACCTGCCATATTTACATTCACTTGGCTAGAAAGAGTAGTTTTATCTTTTTCTATGAATTCTTTAAATAACTTTAGGAATTCATTTATTGAATCTTCTGTGTTTCTCGCTTTTCCAGATAAAGCCCGATATTCATTTGCTAAAGCAGAATCATTAGCCATAAATATAGGCAAGTACAATTCATCTCCAATGTCTTCCACAGATTCTAAACTTTCTAAAAAGTTTTCAAATGTTATATCAACATCTTTTTCTTGCAGGGTAGGGTAATTTGCATTATTGTCAGAAAGGTCATCAAAATATTCTTTCAACTCTTCTTTTAATTCTTGTAAGTTGGTATTTACCATTCCGATTTCTTTTAATTGATTCCTGAAGTATATTAAACCTAATGGGTCTAATGGGTGCTTTTCATCAAGAGTTTCAGAAAAACCTTCTATTTGAGCAGGTAAAGAATCTTCTTCTATCTTTTCATCTATATCGCTCGACTGTTGCATTTGTCCTTCTTGGTTATAATACTTACTATAATCAATATTTTCATATAACCCTACATCTTGAACTTCCATAATACCTCCGATATAATTTAAGAAACTTTCAAATGCTTCATAGGCAACTATATCTATATCTTTCACTGGTACTTCTGTTCTATCAAACTCATGTATATAGTTTAGTTTCTTTCTATTTTCTTCAAGTGAAATGAACTTATATAGGGCTTGCATTTCCTTATCCTTTTCTGGTATTTTATCCAACAGTTTAGACAATTGTAGTAATTCTTCATCTAATTGTTGAAAAGAATTATTTCCCTTACCTATGCCTATATTCTTCCAATATTCATAGGTATCTTCTCTTTTTTCGAAGTTTTTCATGCTTTTTGCGTTAAAAACACTCTTAACATCGAAGCCAACAACCATTCTAGCACTGACTTGTTGGCTTTCTTTAGACTCTCTACGCCTACTATAAGAGTCCTGTATGCTCTCAAATAGACTACGCATGTTCCGTTTAATGACATTTGTTGCTTGTGTGTCAGCAACAAATTCGCTTTTTTTGAGAATATTCTGCCATTTTCGCTTAATTTCATCCAAATCTATGGCTTTTTTACGCTTATCTCGCTTCATTCCACCATTAACTAACTCTATCTCATCCGGCTCAAAGTCATCCCGTATCATATCAGTAGCCTGTAATTTTCTGCCCATATACCTAATTGCAGGTATGCTTCTAATTAAACCATTAAGTAGATTTTCATAAAGGGTAGCAGGAGTAGAAGCCCTACCAACGCCTCCCTTTGCTTTAAAGTAATCTTTTATGTCTGCTATAATTTTATTTCTTGCTTTAATTTTGTCATCTCTATCTAAATCAATATATTTTTGGTTGAACATTGGCTCATATTTATTTCTTAACCTTCTAATTAGTCCAGCCTTAACTTTAGTTAATTCTCTATATTCATCATAATCTAGAACAGATTCATAATTATCTATATAGTTGGGCAAATACTCATATTGCATAACTATTCACTTTCCTGTTTTTTTTCCTTAAATATACGAGCATCTTTTAATAATTTAAAAGTTTCTCCTGAGAAAATGCCTGAATAAGATTCTTTATTTTTAATTAAGTAGTTTAAATGTAGTTTCAGTTCTTTCTTAAATAGAGTATTGACCTTTTTAAGCCCTATTAAGAGTTTTTTCGACAAGTCGCTTACTGCCTGTTCCAAGGTTGGGTCTGTAAGTGATAAGGCTTCTCCCTGCTCTTCTAAAATAGAGTCAATTTTTTCAACCTCACTATCTAAATTAGACTGGGCCACTTTAACTACTAGATAATAAGCCATAATAAAACAATCAATAATATCATATTGTCTAGAGAGTCTACTGTAATATCTATCTAGATTACCGGAATCGAAAACCAAATCAGAAAGGGAGTTTTTTGTCAATATTGCCCTTTCAATTGCAAATTTAATAGAATTTGGTTTAATTTCTGCTTTTTCTGCCGAACCTAAGTCTTCTGGTTGTAATTCTTCTGGATTTTCTTTAATAAACTGCTTAAAGTTTCGTTCTATGCGCCTAATTGTATTTATTCCTTTTTCATCAACGGCATGGTAAGCATCTCCAACTTTAGAAAGGTCTTTTAAATCCTTTGATTCTGCAATTTCTTCGTAGTCGAGATAAATGTCCATCATTTTTTCAGATATTCTCCTGTTATTCAAATATCTTTCGTAATCTCTATCCAATGCTTCTTTAGCCCCTTCTTTATCTACATCAAAGTCTTTCCTTCTTTGAGAATACGCCACCGTAAATTGTTTTTTACCCATAGCAGGTGTTACTTGGACTCCTTCAGTAGCATTCTTAAAAATAGAATCATTGTTTGGTGAAATTAGAATCCCTTTTACGAATCTAATAGATGCGATTTTCTTTCCACCCGCAGGAAAGTGTATGACTCTTGAAATTCTTTGGTTATTTAAGGTTCTCATATACAAATCTTTACTACCTTTGTTATTTACATTCCCTGCAAGCATTAAAACATTAAAATATTCTTCGATTTGCTTACCTGTTAATGACCCAATCACATCAACATTTTGTGAAGAGGCAGTTTCCATTTCATCTAATTTTAATCTAGCAGTAAATGGTTCTTTACCAAGTAATAATGTTGGCAAAAATGGAGGAATACGGCTACTTATAGTTTCATCATCAGAAATATTACCTATTTTTTCTGCTAATTGTATAAATTCGCTACTTTCGGTCTTGCTTGAGCCACTTGGAGCATATTTTTCACTATCACTACTAGGAAAAACCTTTCTCCAAGTCTCGAAACTTCTGCCGGATATGTTTTTTTCTCCTTTTTCCCAGCCTTCTATCATTTCTTTACCGGAAGGTTCTGCTAAAGAAAGTTCCGCCAAGCCAAAATTATAAATTGGTCTTGCATTATCTAAAAACTCATCAACAGTAGGGGCATTTCCTTCTGGAATATTATTAACATATAACCTATAAAGCGGTTTTCTTTTTTCTTTAGGTATATCTCTAATAAGGTTATACATATATGTGTTGTTTTTAAACCTATTTGTTAAGTATTTAAATAATTTATCTAAGTTGGACTTAACATCCTTATTAGAAAAAATATTTTTTAGAGTAGAATCTAATGTTGAAACAGAAGAAGAATATATTTTAGATATATGTTCCCTAATTTTAACAAAGTTATTAAAAATAGTATTGTTAATTTCTTCTCTACCTTTACCTTCATTATTTTCTCTATCTTTTTTGAGTTGAGTTACCCAATCATCATACAATTTCCTATATTTGTTTGATTTTTTGAATGCTCTTTTTAATGACTGATAGGAATTAATATCGCTAAACTCTTGAACCAATTCCATGACTGGTTCAATGTTTTTACTCCTGCCCTTTCTACCAGTAGTTAATGCTATTTGAGCATCAGTAGAAGCATCTGAAACTAAAACTAATTTAGTCAAGTCAGAAATCGGGGGAAAACTCATTGTAATCTTTCCTTAATATAGTTTCTAATTTCTTGCATCTTGTCATTAGGTAATTTAAGGTTATGTTTGAAAGGCCAATAAAAATTTGACAATACTTTCCAAGCAGGTGCAAAATAATAGTCAAAATCTTCCATATCCATCACCCGATTTTTTGCCTTTACAAAATCAACTACTTTCTCTCTTTGTTTTTTCCATTTATCTTCATTACTAATTTGCATGTCTGGTCTTCTATCTTTAACGGCATCTTCGGGATTATTATTTAACCATTCTTCAAGTATATTAAATATTTTTAGGCTATTGGGTTTAAATTTTTCCCATCTAAGAGTTTCAACCCTTTCCAATTCCTCTTGGTTAAGTCTTTCTCCTTCTTCTACCACTTTAGGGGCAAATCTCATTGTATCTCTAATAGCATCTTCTGTTGATATTTTTAATATACTTTTCCAACTCATTGTAATCTCTCCTGCATTTTCTTTTTAATATCAAGCCAAATCTCAGGATTGTTCTGTGCTAACACTTCTTGAACAACCTGCATTTGTGCGACAATAATTGTATCTTGTCTCTTGTGAACAAGTTTGCCTTTGAACTCAAGTAGATACTTTAATGACTCTCGAACTTCTTTTGCGAGTTTAGTAAGACTATCAATCTCTCTTGGTTCTAAATCTGTATTAAGGAACAAGTCATTCAATTTATCATCTAAGCGTTGAACATTCGCACTCAGCAAATCAATCTCATTAACTTCCTTTTTCGCTATGATAGCGGCTGCGGATTGCTGCACCAAAGGTGCTAAGTGGTGCTTCATGTGTCGTTGCACCTGTGTTTTTGTGATGTCTAAGGCTTGAGAAATACCCTCACTTGTTATATTACCATTAGAAAGGGCTTCCTCGTAGTGTTTCCGCATAGGGTCAATACATAACTTGCATTTGGGGTTACTGCTGTTTGTATATTCACCCATGTGATTTCTTTGATGTTGGGCCGCAGTACCACTTCTCCAATCATTTCTTGAATCTAAATCATCGCAACTTGTCATACCTTGTTCAATTGCGGCTTCCATACTTTCTCTATCACCATGCTGACAAAAGGCACATCTCTTTCTTGTTATCATTCTTTCACCCACATCGTTGTTTTTAAATCACTAGTGTTTCCGCTTAGTTCTTTTGTAGTATATCCGTAGTTTCTTAGTAATTTAGAATACGCTCTTAAACTTTCTTGCTTACCTTTTAGTCTATTAAGCCCTGCTTTTTCTTCTCTAGTTCCTAATTCATTAACTACTTCAGTATAAGTTGATATTAGTTTTTCATCCAAATCTTTAGTGTTGATTCCTTTACCGTCTAATTCTTCTACAATTCTTCTAATTGTTTCTTTAACTAATTGAAAATTAAATTTCTTTCTTTTTAAGATACTGAACCAAACATCAATCCCTCCAAAGTTGTTCCATCCAAGATTTCTTTACTGGTTCGGGAACTTTAGTTTTACCCCTGATATCTAAGTAATTACCATTCTTAAGTTTATAAGTTTCTTTACCAATCACCTTCATAATTAAGGAAACCATAGCGGCCTTTCCAAATGGCTGTAATTGAAATGTTTCTATGGGACTAGCCAAATTAGGCAACTTACCCACATATTGAACAATCAACTGTGGTTTTGCAGACCTAGAACCAAAAGACTTTGTTCCGACAGCAAACTGCATACCCTGTAATATAGCAGCCATTTGTTGCAATTTAGGTTTACCTCCAGAAAATAAATCACTTCTCTTTAACAAAGAAAAAACTTGTTTTCTTACAGAAGGTATAAGAGCCAAAGAACCCGCACTTCTTTGCACCTTGAGTTGGATATTAGGAATAGGTTTTTTTCGTATTTCTTGTATCGCTTCTGATATTATATCATATAGGCCTACTTTCACCAAGTCGCCCTTCCCATAAATAGCCTGTGCTAATGGGGGATTAGCAGTATTAGGAGTCTTACTCCACCAACCTTTCTTTTCAGCAAGACCGTATTTATCTTCAAAGTAATTATCTCGATAATGACCGTAAATTGTTTGTTTTTTATCATCTAATATATCTATTTTATTTTTAGCACGACTACCTTTTCTTGGTTTCCCTTTACCTACTTTCCATCTTGTCGGTCTAGTAAAAATAGTATTTCTAGGATTAAGAGTGGGGCTTTTGGTAATACCATCAAGTTTTTCTTTCAATTCCAAAAAGTCTTCTAAGTCATCCACATCAAATACGCTTTTATTTGCTATTAATTCATAAATATCATCTAAGGTTTCAAATATACCATCGCTACCAGTATTCTTAGAATTATCTCTAAGGTACTTTCTTACATGTTGTTGCAATTGTAAGTACAATGTTTTGGGGTAAGTTTGTCTACCAACTTTGGCGTAAGGACTTCCTGTACTTGCTATATCTTCGGAACTATGCCCATTACAAATTTTTTTCCAATCCAAAAACTTTTTCTTAAAATCATAAGAAGGGGCTTGTATTTTATTACCGTTAATATCAACTGTTGATTTCTTCGTCTTCGTCATCTTCATCACCTCCGTATTTGATATTGAACTTTGAAGGGTCGCTACCATGACCCCCAAACGCTACACCTCCGGCTTCCTTATTCAAGTTGCCGCAGGATTCGCAACAAGAGCCTTTGATTATATCCCACCAAGTTACCATTTGAACATCAACTTCCTCAAAATCGTACCTATTTTGTCTTTACTGAAATCTTTTCTTTCAATCGTAACTATTCTTCTAACTGGGGAGCGGGAACTACCGTTATCATTCATAAATATCAAATGTAAAACAATATCTACATCTTCCTCTTTACTAGCAATAAGTTCGATTTTAATATTACCCTTTGAACTTTCAAAAGGAGTGTACTGGTAATGACTATCACCATAACCTTTCAATTCATGGTCGATTGCCATAACTAAACCAGAAACTAAAACATCTGCAAAACCTTCCTTCAAATAATCTAGTAATTCACAATATTCTTTTTCCGTCGCCTTGCGCTTATCGTTCAGGCTATACTTGTGCTTTATTAATAAAGATGGAAAATCAAATTCTTTTGGGTTTGTTTCATGTTCATGTTTTTGTTCCGAATACCAAGCATTGAAGTCCCTTTCGCAAGAATTATCCTCAACATTAACTTTAAGTCGAGAAGTATCTAGTTTACCACCAGTTTTTCCCTTGCCTCTAATTTTGGCATTTTTAAGAATATCCCACCACATTATTCCCACCAACTATAACCAAATTTTCTTGCGTCATAAAATCCAGAAACTTGATAAACATTATTAGGCGTTCCTCTCTCAAAATCCTCATAATAAGAATCAGTTCCTGCGCTTAAATCTTCTCCATTAGACCAACCAATCACAACTAATTGCATTTTATCTTTTGAAATAACCAATGAAGTGGTATTGGATTGAAATTCATAAAAACTATCAATAACTATACTATATCCGTCAATCTCTTCTTTGTCTTCACTACCATAATCACCAGTTGTAGATTTTTTAAGCATATCAATTGCTTTACATGCTACATTTTCGGGAACAGGTTCATATTTATAATAAGTCTCTTCATATAAATAAGCATGACTACCCGAATCAAAGTCTTTAGAAGTTGGTTTTTGAAGAATAGTAAAATTTTTTGCCCTATCATTCTGTTCTTCTTTGAAGACTGCAAAGTGCTTTTTTAGCAATTCATTACCATTATAGCGTTCTCTCAAAAGCAAACTATAATTCTTTAATTTTCTTGCCCACGCTTGTAATTGTTTATTACAATTATCATCTTGGATATTAACCTTTAATCTAGAAGTATCGAGAGTAGAACCTTTACCTTTGGCTTTGCCTTTGAGATTTTTTAGAATATCGAACCAACTCATAGAAGTTTCCTCCATTCTTCCCAATCCTTAGAGAACACATATAATTCAAAAACCATTTTGTCCTCTAAGGTTATCTTTTTATTAACAACACATTTTACCAATAAACCACCAGTGAGGCCAAATTCTTCATTAATAACATGATTCAATCTATTCCAATAACTAACTTCATACCCCATATAATTTTCAACTTTCCGATTTTCAGAATCAAGTGTTATATTTTGAAGGTCTTTTATAATTAAACATGCTACCTCTTCAGGCATTTGTTCCCAGTTCTCATAGATGTGTGTGACAGAACTCAGCCGACTTTCCATTATTAGTTTTCTAAGTTTCTCTTTACATTCATCGTATTGAATATTAACCTTTAATCTAGAAGTATCTAAAGTTTTACCTTTGCCTTTTGCAGACAACTTGGCATTCTTCAAAATATTCCACCACATTATAATTACTTCCTTTTGCCTTCAAACATCTTATCTTTGTTTTTGGGTTCAATCATCTTAATTGACTTAGGAACAGAAGCACCACGCATATTACAGCGTCTAAGAATAACTTCTCCTTTAACATTACACTTAGTAAAATCAACGCCTCTTAAGTCGCAATCTTCAAATGTAACATTTCCAAGAGTAGCATTCTTAAAATCTGCTCTACTAAAGTTACACAGTTTAATTACACCGGCAGGGTCTTGCTTTCGATAAAAAGCAAAAAGAGCGTTCTTAAAACTACAACGCTTAAATGATATTTTCTTGAGTCGAATAGGAGTGGTTTTCTTTCCTGTCTTTCTTGTAAACTTACCTTCGCCACTTGGTTTCGGTTCGGGTTTGGATAAATCCAATTCATACTTACCTTTCTTCTTTTGTCCGGTTTGAGCAATTCCTTCAAACTTAGAACGACCAGTGCGACCTGTTCTATTACTTTCTTTTGCTTCCTTTCGGCTGACTCTTTCTTCTACCAAGCGACCTCTTTCATCTCGCTTAGGTGGATATTTCATTTCAGTATATTTAACAGACTTTCTTCGGTCTATCAGTTTACCATTGAATTTTTCACCATCAAAGGATTTACCATCCATAATCAAGTATTGTCCGGCAGGTAGTGTACTACTGAACTTTTCTTTTCTATCAACGAATCCCTCAACATGGCCTTCGTCAGTAACCTTTCTTTTCTTGGCTTCTATTTTATCCCACTTTCGCTTTAGAATACTTTGCCAACTCATATAATCAACTCACTCTTTAATAATACCTTTCCAATCCATTTTATTTGCCTGTTGAAAGGTTTCTGAAAACTTATCGCCAGTAATGTCAATATCTGGTTCTGTTTCCTGTGAAAGTTTTTTAGAGTCATCTACTACTTTACGAACAAGCGCACTTGTTAAAATAGCAATATAATCAACAAATGCACCGCTTCTCATAACTGGAATAATTGCTTGGGTAAGTTCATGTCTTTTCATACTAGGGCTATCCGACATTTTTCTATCAACAATTTTAGTTATTTCTTTTCTAGACTCAACCATGACCTTTTCCGAAACATCGTTAATTACCTCTTGTAGTGATTGCATCAATTCCTCGGAATCTGGCTTTTCATCATCATTTGGCTTTTTTTCTTCTATGTTTGATACTGTATCTCTTTCTATAATATCTAACCTTTCTTCCATTTCTGGGTCGTTTAGCATATCTAATCCAACAAGCATCGGTTCTAATAGAAGAACTTCTGCCATTTTTCTTTTATCAGTAACAGTAAGACCTTCTTCATTTTCAAGTGCTTTAAGAGCATCACCTAAAAGATTTCCACCTAATTCAGTCAATTGACTGGTAAGTTGAATTTTTCCGAGAACCTTAGCATAAATACCTCTAGAGTTTTTAATTACATCTCTAAACGAGAAGTCTGCTTTAATGATGTTTTCCCAATTCATTCTATTATCCCTTCTGTTTCAGTAATTTTCTCATTTCGTCGAGCATACTCTCTAATTGTTTTATTACCGTAGTTGAGGGAGTATTACCGTAAGCACCTTTATAATCATCATTAGCATCTTCCGTAAAGTTATTCAATTTTTTCAAAAAATCACTCATCGCTTGTGCATTTTTATCCATATAAAGTCTAAACTCTTTATCATCTTCTTCTTTTATTATTTCTTCCCAAGTCATGTTATTATCCCCTTAATCTTCTGAATCTAGTCGCTTGCTTTGTGCTAGTTCAATTGAATCTATTCTAAACAATTTCTCATCATCTTTAAAATTAGTTGCTATAACAACTATTGTATCTTCATCGTATTTCCTGAGTTTGCCAGTTATTTTTAATTTAGTCTCCATAAAGGTTTTATCTCTAAGACCTTTAAAAAATCTAGTGTTCGTAACTTTTACAGGATGCTTCTTTTCCATTGACCTAATCAATTTACCGAGTGCTTCCTTAGTTCCTTTATGCCCTCTAAGGTCATCTTCAACAGCATCAATTAATATTTGGTTAGCACTAAATAGCCTTTTATTTGTCCTACGGTTTCTTTCACCCATAACTTCTTTTCTAATTGTATCTTCCCAACTCATGTTATTATCTCCTCTTTTTTTTGCTAAATAATTTATGTGTGTAATAGGCGTTCATTGGTTCTCCCATTCCAGTTACTCTTACACCCACATTATATTTTCCATCTCGAAGGTGAAATTCAACCTCAATTTCAGCATTAGGTAAAAAACCATCAAGTTCTTTTTGTAAGAATGTCTCTAATTTATCTGCTTCTTCTTTACTAGGTTCAACATGCCTTTTTAAATTACGATTAAGTAAATAGTCTATTTTACCCTTTACCTTTTTCATAGCCTTTTCCCTATCTTGATAAGGGCCTTTGACTATTTCTTTCCAATTCATGCTATATCCCCTATTAAAATTAATGAAAAGTCGTTTTTGAAAAAATGTGGCGGAATTTTTGTGGCACTAGCAAAATTTTTTAATTGATTTATTATGTATTCCCAGTTTAAAAATAGTTATTTTAATAATAATATTTAGAATAGTTTTGTTTGTTTAGTTTTATTAGGATGCATTAGTGTTATAATATCTTCTTTTAATAGTTTTAGTTTTAATGCTATTTGCTGTAATTGCTTCTTATTAACGCTATTAGTCTGTATATTACGCTTTGATGTAGATTGCCTTATATCTATTAGTATAGGAGTAATGATTTCAATGATGCGGTTTAATTCGTTTAATACCTCATTATCGTCAGTCATATGACTCCCCTGCTAATGCCTATCCGTATTGGGTATTAAGCGTATCGTTTTTAGGGGCAATAAGTTGAACTATGCGGCGTTTATATTAATAATAACATGTTTAATAGAGTTATATTCATTAAAATAGCCTTATAATATGTTATTTTAATAATAAATCAATAAATAAAAAATTTAGACAAAGCCATATGGTTGTATAACTTGAGGTAATTGCTGATAATGGTAGTCTATATAGACATATTTAGAAAGTATGTTATAACTAAATATAAATAGCAATAGACTAAATATAAGCCAAATCTATACCAACGAAGGCCATAAAGCGCAATACATTCTATGGATAATAATGAAATCAAATGCCAATGACTACCATATCATAGACCTATATAGAACCTAATAGACACAACCATATGGTTGCTTTGCTTCCTCAGACTTTATACCTATTGACAACATAATAATACAGGAGAGAGAAATATGATAGAAGCACTACAACGACACCTAATTGGAGCAATTACCCAACTGCATGTAATGAAAGCAGTCCAAGACGAACAATACGAGATAGCCGAGGAATACCCAGTTTGGGAAGAAGAAGGAACGCTTGATTTTCTGATAATGGCTTGGGATTTCGTACAATTTGAAGAATGGCGAGATTGGGCTAACCAATTCTACGGAGGCGGTCTTTGATGTATTTGAGGAGTAGAATGCAATTACATGATGTGCCTTTGTCTTTGTTTGAAATGTGGACTTCATTACCGAATACAACAATTCACATTTCCAAGAATTACATATGGGCTACATGGTCGGACAACGGACAATTACTCGACCTTTGGCTAATTGATGAAGATGTTGCCGAATATAAGGAAAAATACCAATTGGAGGAAGAAGAATGAAAACAGAACAAATGAAGAAAGAAGTGAGAATATATCCATATGAACATATTATGATGGATGACGACTTGGGCGGTGTAGTTATTTTTACTAATCCCGAACATCACCCCGACGACCATTATCGAGGAAGAGGAATGTATCATAATTGGAGTATGGAGTCTTGGTCGCATGAAAAGTTTGCTATGCAAATGCTATTCGACTTAATCCAAGTCACAGATATTCCTCAACAGATTTATGTCACTGAAATACAGAAAATGGTGAAATGGCAAAAAGTAGAGGCATTGTATGAAACATATGGTAAACGAGGTAATATCACCGTCGAAAAATGTCCTTATTGTGATTCAAAGAACATTGAGTATGATGGTGACATGGAGACTGATGGTTGTTCTGCTGATTGGGCTACTTGGGCCTATTGGAGTATCAATTGCAACGATTGTGATTTCGGCATCAATGGAAAATATGTGGAGTCATCCGGTGGTAATTGGTAATCAATACCTGCATCAATTCGTGAATTAGGGGAGAATCGGCCGTAATTGGTCGGTTCTCTCCATTTTTTTTGTTTTCGGGGTTTGCTACGCTACAAAGCACAACCATATGGTGTGCTTTGACGGCCTGATTATATACTATTCGCACCAATAGTATTGCTTCGTGGCGAAGTGGCTTAATTATTCGGTTGTAACTGAATAGGAAAGGTGAAAAATATGGACAAACAAAAATATGATATGAAAGCAAACGAGATTTTAGTATGGTTGAATGTGAATGATGCAGGTGCTTTAGGCCCAGTTATCGAAGCGACATTGAAGGCCGGATTGACAGCAGACAGCGATGAAGACCGAGATAAGTTTTGGTCGTCGGTTCGGTCATTGTGCGGTACTCTCCCAAACTCCCCGATTCGCAGAGGTATTCAATCCAGCCTCACAGCGGAACAGAGTGCAAATGTGGATTCTGTAATCAATCGTATCGAGAGTGCATTTGCTTCAATTGGTGAAGCAGACCTCATTCTTGATGTAATGCACCCACGACAGCGTGGCGATTCAATCGGTCATTATGGCTCAATTGAAGATTGGGCTTCAAACATGGCTCAATCTGTCGAGCGACAGTTGAAACTTGCAATTAAGGAAAACCGTTGGTCAGGCGAATTGACTGACGGACTAACAAACATGGCCCTCAAAGAGCCAAAGGCAACAGATACGGAGGATTCCTCCGAGGAATGATTGAGTAATTGAGACACTTCGCCATGTCGCACCCCTTCCTGCCCAAATCGGGCGGGGAGGGGCTTTTTTTTGGATTTCAAAAAAGGTTGGTCTAAAGACCACAAAGCACAACCATATGGTTGCTTTGTTTCCCTGCATAATATACCTATTGCATACTAAGTATCATGCGAAAGGAGATTATGTGCGAATGCAACGAAACAACATGGTATGACGATAATGGCGGAACGGTGGCATTTGTTGATGCCATGCGTTATGTTTTGAGTATCTGTAAATGTGAGGTGAAAGAATGAGTGTGCATAACGGAAACTGCGAAGTATTTGTTGATTGTGCTAAGTGTAATGCTTTCATCAGTAATTGGACTTATCACAACAAAGCGTATTTTTGTATAAATTGTATTGATGAGGTGACTGAATGAAATGTAAAAAACCAATGAAACACCGCCCTGCTATGGAGGGCGTGAATAACTGCAAGGAATGTGAACGGGAAAAATCGGAAGAACACATGCAATTATTGACTGCTTTTGGTTGGAGTCGAGAGAAATTAGAAAACTTGGCCGATACAGAAAAGAAAGAGAGAGATAGATGCGGATATTTGTATTTTCCTTGGTTGTATCAATGGAGTGAATGATATGGATGATATGAAAACAGTAATTGAGCATTTAGATGAAAGGTATTCAAATTGGGAGGTGGTGATTATGGCACTTGTCGAGGATATACTACCGGATGAGGTTTATGAGCAAATCACTGAGATGTTGGCCCAAATGGTATGTGATGAAGAACACCCGCTTCAATTAACTCATTTGAGGGAATTGTGCGATTCAAAGAACATGAACGATGTTATCATGTGCATGATTCAAGGATTCAGTTAATCTGCAATTGTTCAAAGTGGTGGATTTGAGGGGAATGGGGCGAAATGCCCCGTTCCTCTCTTTTTTTTGATTCGAGGTGGCTTTCAACAAAGAGAGCCACCAAGTTACCTTGTCTTTCGTATGTAACAAATGGGTAGAAAATATTACCCTGCAAATTAACACTCTTTTGATAGTATCATTTTCAATTGCCCTTATACTGTATATCGTATAACTATACTATACTATAACTGATGAAAAAATGTATCTCATAATCCATCTCATTTGGTGAGATACTTAACTTGAAGGTGAGTTACTACTTGTGTTCATAAGTATGAATTATTAATATATATTTATTATCTATCTCATCTATCTCATCATCTCACTACCCCCTTACTCTCATACAGCACAT